TGAACAACGTGAACAACCTGAACAACGTGAACAACCTGAACAATCCCAACAGGAATCATTTGTCATATTCATTTCTTCCCAATTAGAATTCTCTTGAGAGAAATATTCTGAAACACCATTGATAGATTTATCTTCTCTATCAAGAAAGTCATTGTAACTTTTAAATATTTGAGTAGCCATAAAATTTGCTTTTTAGTTTGTTTATAATTAGATTTCAAAGTTATCAATGATCATTATACCTTTTCTCTGCGCTACTACTTCAACCTTTACATACTTAACAGGTACACGGAGTTCCTGTGCTCTTTGTAACTGTAGTTGGCTGATGCGTTTGTTGCTTCTTTCTGTTATCCCCTGGAAGCAATCGTTACATACTTTATCTATAGCCTGTGATTCGTGGTGCGTTAACCTGATCTCTTTACGAATACCAGCGATATTCTTGAGTATCTCCCGGCGTTGTTCCGATAACCTGTTACTCTTCATTAACCCTTTAGGGGTTTTGACCAGGTAAGTGCTTTCTACAAAGTCTCTTGTAGGATTGTTCTTTTGTACAGGTGTATATGCTATACCCATTACCCCCAGAGAGGCTAATACTAAAGAACTCTTCGTAATTGTTTTCTTTTCCATTTTGTTATAATTTTAGTTTGTTTTGAAATGATATTTCTTTTACTTGTGATTCTCCTAATTTTCCTCCTTTAATGAAATACTGATGAATAAGAGTATTTATTAATCTTGCCCCTAGAGTATTCATTTCATGATTAGTTTGGATATGTGCTTTTAGTTCATAGACTACTTTCTCTCTATCTACATTTTCAAATAGTTTTATATAGTTGTCAAGTAGTTCTGAATGATCTATTATATCAAACATGTCCTGCAGACTTAATGGCTTTGTATTATATACAAGACCTACTCGCCCCAAAAACTCAGTTTTTAGTCCTATCTCTCGTAGACGGTCCAGTGTTATATCCTTCTCACCATTAAATGCCCCAGCGAATATGAATAATATATTCTTAGCAGGAGCATTTACATATTTACCATAATCACCAAAAACACTAGCTGTATCTGATTCAAGAACTTTCAGAAACTCATTTTGAACACCTGTAGTAGATTCATGTGCACAGGAGTCATTACTATTACCTGATATGAATAACTTATCAAACTCATCTACAAAAACGATAGTTGGCTTTGAACCCATTTGCATCAAGGGGGAAAGAGCTTTCGATAAACTATTTCCAGAAGTTCCTTCTTTAGTTAACTGAGCAGCATTAATTTCTATAAACCCTAACTCATACTTAGCTGCCATGTTCTTTATAGTAAATGATTTACCACTACCCGAGGCACCTGTAAGAATAAAATGAGGTCTTACCTCGCACTGACTATTCTTAAATATCTCCAGGATTTTGGTAACTTCGTTTGTTAACGTTTCCTGACCAACTATCTTGCTTTCTTGCTTATTTTTCATTTTATTTAAGTTTTTGATTGTTTGAAATTATAATGTCTATTTTTTGGTTTTCTGGCAAATAACTCATGTCGTATTGTATTTGGTATGATTTGCCAAGTCCTGTGTATTCTGTTATATCCTTTCATGTTAATACGTTATGCCTTTCCATTTAGGAGTAGCTACTTCAGAACTACCGCCAGAAGACCATATTTGTCCCTGTATAGGTTTACCATAACCTATAGTACATTGGTTATACATTTCCAATAACTTTTCTGCTATAAACTCTGGTGTTCCTGTAAGACAGATAATTACCTGGCTATCTTTTGGATTATCGTGATCTTTATAAAATTCCTTTATCATAAAATTGTTTATAAATTTTGTTTGTACATTCCATCTGGATTAATACCAAATTTCTGCTTATCTTCTGGTGTGAACCTGATTTCTGCTATAGTATCTGCATGAAAAGTTTTACCATTAAACTCTTTGGATATCGAATGAAATTTGTCAGCATTGGGGTAACAGTTTGTTACAACAGTTCCATCTTTTAGCTTAATATCATACTCGAATTTATCATAATCACCTTTATACGGTTGCCATTCGATACTATATTTACAAAAATTATCTTCTTCAAAATATGTCATAAAATTATTTATAAATATTGTGAACTTATTCCTGTACCTGGGCATTCTCTTATATCAACCCATTTTTCACCCCCTGAGCTGATAAAACCTACTAATGACTTTGGGCTATCGGGGTAACGTTGTTTAACTAACCCCCACGAGCCTATAATACCATTACTTATCATCCACAAGTAATAACTATCATCATTATCCATTACCCAACCAAGTGTTTTACCACGATTTTTACCATAGGAAAGTACAGCATTTTCATCAGGCTCATAGACCTTCCAGTCGATGTATACAGTTTTGTAGGTAGTTTCTTTGCTCTCGGGGTAGTTATTTTGTGGCTTATTACTTAGCTTCATATTCCTTTAACCACTGATTTGACTTTGGAACTTTATCAATTTTTCCTAATTCTTTTTTCATCGAATTTGAGTGCCCTTCACAATAGGCTATTTCCATATCTTGATCCATCCACTTATAAGTACTCATACAAACTTTAAATGCATTTTTCCAATGTATCCATGCTGCAGGTGCAAGTTCACTTAATAAACCTTCAGACATTTGTAGTCTATCCCATTCTTCTTTAGCTATTTTCTCTATCTTTTCTTGTGTCATGAGCTTTTTGATTTAGACGTTTTAGAATTCTGTTTTCTACATCTACTTTAGTTTTTAACTCTCCACCTATATTTTCCGTCCTGTTTTGGGGATTGATTTCAAACAAACCATTTGCCATAAACCGTAGCAATATTATGTCCATTAATTGGTAACACCACATCTCACTACCTCGAAAACTTGCTTTGTTGACATGTTTGAACCCAATACTTTCCAGTATCTCGGGGGTTATTTCATCATCTTCTTTTGTTCTATCTATTACTATTACATTAGAACCTGATAACTTATTCATAAATTTAGTTTAATTGTTTATACAAAACTTTCTTAAACCCCGGGAGCAGAAAGTACATCTTCTCTGTTAACATGAGTGTTTCTGAACTATCCTTATCCGGGTTTACTAGGATGTATATCTTTTCCATACTAATCAATTTCTTTATGTTTTCTAACATGACTAACTTCTGAAATTGGTGTATCACCTTGGTTATTACATGATAAACATATAAACTTACCAGCATTAGGCCAACATTCTAATATTTCAGTTCCATCTTTTAATCTTATATCCTGAACAGTTTTCTTGTAATTGCCATCGAACTCTATCCAGTAATCTGGCACATAAGTCATTTCATATAATGTTTGCATATTAATGGGAGTTTTAATCTTCTTCACAGAAAGACCAGTTAGGAATATTCTCTTGTTCTATAAGTTCCTGAAGTTCCTGTTCGATTTGTTTTCTTTCAAGAACTATCTCTGCTTCATAGTTTTCTATCCAAGACATGATGTTTAGTTTTAATTTGTTATAAAAGTGATATATCCCCCGAAACAGAATAACTTATCTATCTCGGGGAGTTAACATATTATCTTATTACCTACTCCTGATCGAGTAAGATATAGGGAATAACTTCATCTTGTTCGTAACAATCGAAGCATTCGTAGTTGAAGTTCATTATTGTGTAGTATTTCATATAGTTAGTTTGTTTGTAATTTGAATGGTAAGTTATATCCGAATTTGTTTAGTACACACTCCTCTATACTTTGAGTGACTACGTTTTCGATCATTGGATCATCTATATACATGGTTCTTTCACTACCTCGTACTTCATCAGGTATACCTGCTGGATTATTTATCATATGCATAGTATTCCCTGCATAGTGAGCATTTCCACCTAGGCTGTGAACATAATCGATTACTTGCTTTTTCATATAGTTTTGTTTTTAGTTTTTTGTGAAGTTAAAATTCATCAAATGTATCATAGTCATCAAACCCAAATCCTTCTGTGTAATCTCTCGCAAAGTCATCGAACCCTAGCCCCCGATATTGACTTTTATGACTTTTTATTTCTTCTATCAAGGGGAATACTTCATCGAACTTAGTTTTAATCCCCAGTATGATAGCAGAACCTTCAGGGGTTCCGCACATCTGCTGTACTTCCATTCTTTTCCTTAACCAGGTACGAAAGTGTTCTATTTTAGTTTGTTCCATTGTTAGTTATTTTATATTAGATAGTTTTTTTAATCTTTTAACACTGGTTGGCTCGAAGTCATAACTATACCATCCATTACCAACTTGGTAGCCTCCTAGAGAAAGTTGTTTGAGAATATCGTTTAATACTCTGTCACTTTCTGCTGTTGTGGGGTATTTGTCCTTATCTATAGTTATGGTGCAAGGGACAAACACTTGTATTTTTAATTGCTTTGCCATAATAGTTATTTATTTTATACATTAAAATCATTTCGACCATTCTATTCTCCATTTTTTCTCTTCTGCTATTCGGATCTTGCGGTTAATCCATTTTTTGTAACCCTCCCAAAAAAAGGTATCCATTGTATGAAATCGAAGAAATTGCTCCATATTACCATGCTCCACAACACACCCATCTTCCTTTCTCCTGGCGACTATTGATCCACCACGGAACTTATACTCCCAACGATTACGTATTTGTTTTAATAGTTTTGTTTTCATGTTAGTTATTTTTTAAAGTTCTTTGATTTGTAATATCACCACCTTACAACCCATATTGATTTTGAGTTAGAGGTAGTACCATTGAACATGTATTTCTCCATTTCATTTGGCGAACGAGTAGTAGCCCACACACAAAACCCTTCTACTTCTAAAAGTTTCTTGGCGTATTGGTCTATTTCATATTCACTAAACTCACACTGAGTTTTACCTAACTGGGCAGCTTTCTTTATCTGCTCTATTAGTTTTGGATAGTTATTCTTAGCACTATCTTGCTTTTTTGCAATTGCTTCTGAGCTAATTGCTCTTACCTCTTCAAGGATTTTTGTCATGATTTATTGTTTTTGATTGTTTATATAATCTTCTAATCTTCCCCTTTACTGAATGAGAAGGGTCTTTCTGGTGGTACTATTTTCACATTCTTCAACTTTGTTCTATCGCCATTGAACAGGATATTTGGGTTGATCCAGTAACATACTGTACTACCTGCCTTCTTTTTCATTACATCGGCTTTTAATAGCCCTTCCAGTGCCTGGTAATAGGTATACTTGTTAGTAGGTGCGTATCCATAATACTTTAAGTAGTCTTCCTTGGTTATACAAACATAATCAGAATTTACTCCTAAATGCTCATGTATATACATAAACATCTTAATGGCTGCTTCATTCAAGTTTGCTAATAACATACCATAGTTTTTAAACAGCTTACTGTATTTGGCTGTATCTATAGGTATTGTTCTACCTTTTGGTATTTCGTATATTCCGTGTGGTACACCATCAATCTCTACTGCTCTATGTTCAGGAGCTGCTTGTATATATTTACTATGTAATTCTACTATATATGGTGATTCTGGAAAACTTCCATAACTTCCTATCTCTGGTCCTTGTCGTTTAGTCTTTGTTTGTGTATCCATACCAATTGTTTTACAAACGAAGATAATAGTTTGTATTTACATTACCAACTATTTCCAACATTATTTTTGTTATATATGGTCTGCAATGCAGGATTAGTTTGTTATTCACAACTTTCTAGGTATGTAATCACAACCTATACATATTGACTATCAACGAGTTATGGGGTTTTCTTCTTAACCTTATTAGGATACTATTTCTATTTTTCTATAGGGGGTCATTACTAATCTCTACCTATGTATCTTTTGAGCCTCCCCTAGACAGGTAAAGATGTTGTTTTCGTTATGCTAATTTATTGATTGTACCTTGTATATCGCTATACTCAACAGATAAGACTATGATATTATAGTCATTTTCGTACCTAATCTGTTCTATAGCTTGAATTAATCCATAATTATGCACCTGTACATTTTTGAGAGTTTTATTTATATTATCCCAATATGTTATGTTTATTTCTTCCATGATTATTTCAGTTTTAAATTTTATTTAATTGATTTATATTATTATCTTCTATAGGGGAGAATAAAAATCCCCCAGACGATTCTTACTGCATCTGGGGGTTATTGTGGCGAATACTTACAGCCATTTGACTGCAGTAGTGGAGACGCCGGGAGTCGAACCCGGGTCCAAACATGTGTTCCTGGAGTAGTTACGATCATGACTAGTTTTATTCCTGCTGTCTTCAGGTATGCTTTTGTAACTGTTCCTTGTTTTTACGGCTGTTACCTACCCTTAGACGACTATTGACCCATATCGTGTGGGTTTGAACTTTAGGCTGCTATTAATTCTGATTCAGCAAAAGAACCGTCATATAGTTCAACTAAATCATTAGCAAAACACGCATTTATGATGCGATCACCTTCATTCTGACGAGCAATCTTTTCAGATGTTGCTTTTATTGTTGACACATTCGCTTTGGACTCATTGTCATTGTCTGTTTCGCCACTCTTACTCACTCCATGCTGTCAAAACCAATCGTCCCCCTTTTGTAAAGTTATAAAAATCTTTCTATTTTATCTCATCAAGGGGAGAAACAGAAAAATGTATCTCTACTTCTCCCCCGTAGCCAATAGTTAAAGAACATGATTTCATGTACTTTAGTTTTTATGACTTAGATAATAGAATATTGCCCATAGAGCACATGTAATGGATTTGATACCTGTCCAGAGATTTCTGTCTCTGGTGTCTGGGTATTTATTCATTGCGAGATTGTATGCTCCTACTATTGCTGCAGGGGTTACAAATATAGCACAGAATAGTATAATTGATTGTAGTAGCATAATTAGTTACTTTTAAACAGTTTTTAAATAAATTACAACATACTTTCTTCATCTGTCTCGGGGATATATGTAGAATCACATACCCTGTAATGTTCTTCATATTCTTTATCCCAATAGTCATGAATTTCCTTTAAATCACTAAGATGTTTAATTATTGCATCATCAACTATATTTTGGATAGTCTTAGGGAATAAGAACAGTAATATCTTTTTCATAATAGTTATTGAGTATTGTTAAGAAATTGAATGATTTTATCTGCTATCTCTAAAGTTAACCCCTTTACAGGAGAACATTCAAAGAAGTTGTGTCGCTGTCGATATAGCATATCACTATCGTCATCAATTATCGCATAGTCATGATCAGTTATGTAATAACTATCATACTTATACAATTTGTGGAACTTTAGGTACTGATCTATTTCATTGCCCCTGCAGACCCATTCACCATGTTTATCCAGTGAAGGGGTTATACCTATGACCATACCAGTGAACCCACATTCTCTGAGCACATTGATACAATACTGTATACCACTATGTCTCCAGGTAGAACTAATAACTACTTTACAGCCTGTTTCGGACACTATTCTGTTTAAGTTATCTATTGCTACAGGACATATTTCTGATAATGGATGAGGAGCATCTCTACGACCTCGTGTGTAGTACTGCTCATAATTGAGCACACCATCTATGTCAAGGAATAGTATTTTCATAAAACAGGTTTTTTAAAAAAGTCTGATTTTTCATAACTTTTAGCATGTTCTGCGATAAGACCAAAGTTATCCTGGGCTTGTTTATCTCCTATTATTGCCCAACCAGCACCAAACATATCAATAACTTCACCCTTAATACCCTCGTTCATTTTCTCAACGTCTTCTAGTTTAAGATTAGGTATTTGACGTATCATACCAATCCAGATCATTTTTTTCATAAACAAATAGCTTTAAAAAGGTGAAAAACAAAGTTATTAAAAAATATCCCCCAGAGCAATAGTATATCACTACTGGTCCGGGGGATTACTTAAGTTCGCCAAAATTACCAATATATCTACGTTCCAGGGCTTGCCATACGTAATCTTCCCCTTTAGCGACAAACTCTATAAATAGGTCATGTCCTCCTATGTAGGTGCAATCTGAATAGCAAGGAATATTACCATCCAGGTACTCACACTTGTGTTCTCTAGGGGTTTGATCTTCATACTTCGCAACAGGACTATGATAACAAACAGCAGCACCGGATGCTTCAAAATGATTATCTATGTGCTCTAAATACCACCCTGTATAGATAGAGAATGAAATAGCACCTAATGATCCTTTAAGAACCATATGCATCTCCATACAATGAATACCATAGTCCTTTGAAGGGTCAGGATTACGTTTATCAAATGCCGGATTAAACTTTATTATCTTTTCCATAACTAAAGGGGATATTTATTCAGTTCCCACTGATTGTTTAATAAAATGAATGAATGAGGTTATTGTTTATTACTACAATTAGGGTACAGCACTTCATTAGGGTAATCTGTTAATAGTGGACCACGAAACTTACTAAGAGATTCCTGTGTTGATTTACTGGTCAGATAGCAGTTGAGTATATGAGCAGCACGTTCTCCGTAATTGTCACCTGTAACAGTCAAAAGACCCTGGTTATTATTAGCATTTGAGAATACCTGTACCTGGTTCAATAGTGCTATTATCTGGAGATCAGTAAACCAGCCAGTATCATTATCCCTCTGACGGGGAATAATGGGTGTATTTATTTCTTCAACAACAATTGATGCAATATAATAGGTATGATAGTCATTATCTCCTTTAATGATAATCTCATCATCTGCCTGAATGATAGCAATACAGCTATAAGGATCACTAAGACATAACCTATCGTCATCCTTATGGTTATTGATCCAATCAATAACCTGTTCTACTGTAACGGAATCATCAAAATAGACCATCGGCTTAATGTAGAATTCTTGTATCAGGTATTTCATAATTAAAAATGATTTAAAAAGAGTTAAGAGAAATGAATTAAAAAGTGGGTAAGAACCTGTAGCTGCTACCCCTCCTTCCTTAAAATAGGTCACCATATACCAGTAAACTGGCATTCGGACTGGAAGTTTGTTTGGACACTTTTGAGATAAAGTGATTCCCACATAAAACTATGACTTGGTTACAGATGTCATAAGAACTGGACTATTACTTGAGGGAAAGGTTTCTATCCTTTTTTCTCGACCCTGTAGCTTTACAACTACATTAGCTTATAGTCAACTATCAATAATATTCTTCATCCTGATCAACCCATCCAACAGATTCAGATACATATCTCAGACCTTCAGCATTAAGGGGATCACCAGGTTTACTATATATAGGACAATCAAATTGTTCATCCATTTCCTCACGGGACAATTTGTTATTAGCAATAGTAATAAAAGGCTCACCAACTTCATTACGACAGGTATCTACAACACGAGCAATAACCCCTTTAGAGGATTTCAGTGCATCCCCTGTAGTAATCCAATGATTACCATGAGACTTCAAATGAACCAATGAACGATCTGATAACCATTCAGCAATATCCTCTTTACAATAAGAGTAAGGCAATTCTAATAGTAACTTAGCCATAAATAAAGGATGTTTATTCACTTCCCAGTGATTGGTTAAACGGTTAATGAAGTTATGATTGAAACGAATCGATGTTATTATCAGTAATGGAAAGATTACCTCACCCGAAGGTTTTATGAGCAAGGTGAAAGGTAAAGAAAGTAAAAACTAGTGGAAAGGGCGATAAAAAACCTGTCTCACTCATCCTCAATCACTTACACAATCAAAATGTTTTTAAATAAGATTAACTACACATGAATTATTATGATATATAACAAACTATTGCATGTATGATTGATCCCGAATGTCTTTACGAATGTCTTTTTTGATACTTTTCAATGCAGTTATGTATATGAATTACCATTGATATGGGCAATTTCATTGTCTCGTTGTGGGTTTATATCCATATAGTTGTATTGAACTATATGATTATATATAACGGAAAGTTCAGAGTTACTGTATGTAAAGATAAAATAGAGTGTTACCTATTGCTAGATAACACTCTATATATTACAACTATCCTACAAGTTCAGCTAATTCAGCTTTCTGTGCAGCAGTCCTCTGGGCCTTAGGAATTGCCTGTAATTCAGCAAGTCTTTGTTCCGGAGTTGGGGTTTTTGTACCAGCGTTCATAAAGGCACGTATCTCATCCCCATTAGTGTGCTGAACCAGGATATCCAGTTCGTCCACGTTAGGCGTATACATCGATTTACGATACACTGGTTGATCATCAACCAAACATGCAAGACCTTGAGTCTTTGCAGCAGCATTAGGATATTTAACACCCATAGTAGCGTCTGTTGCACTAACGGGGATTAAAGACTCCTTCACCACAATCTTACCAGGTAACTCACTACCTGCAACAAGGGACAAATCCCCTACATACTTGTTCAGCTCATCAACCTTACCGGCGATGAACGCAACCCTTTTACCCAACCGTAAAAACCCTCCCTGGAAGGTAGGTTGAATAGACTCTACACACAACCAACCAAACTCCGGGTTATTTGGACTGGTACTAACTACTGCGCCACTCTTGTTGGCAACTACTGTTACAACGTTTTTGTTACTCATAAAAAAGCATTAAATTGTTAAGAAATAGTTATCTAACCCTACGGGGTAGACCTCTTGGGTAAGCAAGGGAGACAGATAATGTGGGGAGGTTTACTCTCACACCTACACACTAAATTTTCACACTAAATTTTTTTGGAAAAAGTTTTTGAAAAATTAAAAAGTTTAATATCTTTGTATCTCACTTCTTAACCTTTTGGTGTCAAGGCGAACCATACTTAATACTATGACTAATACAAAATCATTTGCTGTTACTGAATTGTCTATACTCAGTAAGTCATTTACTGATCCGGAGAACAGACCTGTAGTAGAAGAGTTTACCAAAGAGATACTTGCTTTGTGTGAGGCATTTGGTAAGAGTGGTCAGTCCGGGGGATCTGCAGGATATGTTGCAACTGCTTTATCCCAAGCTATTAAATCTTTATTGCTACAAGAACCCATCTGTCCTATAACCGGGATTAATGATGAATGGTCTAATGTTACCCAATACGATGCTAATAAAGAAACTCTTTATCAAAACAAAAGATGTAGTGCATTATTTAAAGATGATAAAGGTTGTTGGTATTTAGATGCTATTGTATGGAAGGATCAGAAAGGAAGTTGTTGGGGAGGATCTGCTATATTGAAAGTTCCATTATCTGATCTATCTGTTTATGTGGAAGGTGGTCCTAAATGGATGGTAGACAAAGAAGGAATGGTAGAGTTTACTGTACAAGCAAGACAATTTATAAAAGAATTCCCCTTCACACCAAAGACTTTTTATATAGATGTTATAAGTAAAGAAGTTAAATCTGATGATTGGAATTTCTATATAAAAGATCCTAAGCAATTAGAAAAGGTTTGGAAATATTATCAGAAACCTTTAGATTTGTAAAAGACTTCGAGCAATTCAGCCAGGTCATTAAAACATAAAATAACATGAAAAGTACTTTGAAAATTGATTTGTACTCTAACAATGAGCCAATGATTACAGCTTCTGTAGCTACTGACAGAAGTGACCTTAGGGATGATGTAATGAATAAGTTCTTTGATGCTCTTAAAGGAAACTGGGACTACCCGGATAATACCCAGGAAGAAAGTCATCTCTGCTTTGTAGAGGGGTTTGGTAGAGAGAATAGCCCTGAAGCGTATTTACACACTATCCATTTCATTCGTCCCGGGGAAGAGGATAGATATATGAACAGGTTACAACCTTCTCAGGCTAAGAGAATGATCCCTTTACTATTTATGATATTACATGGTAATGATAGGAGATTGTTACTAAAACAACTTGATCAAATGGATAGTAAGTTTTTAAAAGATCAGAAAGGTAACCAAGATGAATTACCCAAAGTTTTTAAAAACCCTTTACCTAAAAGAAAATAACTATGTGGAAACGTATCATACACTTCTTTACTCACAAGCCTCACAGGGAAAAGGTGAATGTAAATCATCCTGCATACCTGGAGAAGAACCTGGTACGGGTAAAGAAAGAGACATCTCTTACCCCTGTAGAAAATGCTAATACACTTTTGTAAACTAAACAAATACTATATATGGAACAACCAGTAATGAGTATCTACATGATACCGGAAGTAGAAGATATCCTTGACATACAAGTACAGGCAGATAAGATACTGATCAAACCTTGCCCTGAATCTTTACCTAAGACTAAAGGTGGTGTGCTCCTCCCCGAGACAACTGAAGATAAGATCAAACAGACTATGTTAACTAAGGGGGTAATAGTTAATGTTGGTGCCAAGGTAGAAGATAAGTCTTTGCTACCGGGGGTAACTGTATTCTATTTCAAAGCTAATAGTATGGGTGCATTACGTCAGGGGGAAGATGTGTACATGCTATTCAATGAATATCACATAGAGGCAAGGTTTAAGACTATACCAAAAACAGAAAAGATTTTGGAAAATGTATAGTAATTTGATAAAGTTGTATATCTTTGATTATTGTTAACAATAAAAACCATTGATCATGGCAGCAGTAAAAAATATTAAACCAGCAAAACCAGCAACTCCGGTAACACCTGTTAAGAACAAGAAACAGGCTCCTCCAATGACTCCCCCTACCTACAAAAAAGGTGGAATGTCTTCTATGAAGAAGGGTGGAAAGATGTGCTAAAGATTCTACATTCAGTCCGCACACTGAAATAGAAATACCTATCTCCGGATAGGTATTTTCTTTTTACCTGGTCCTTGGTAAAAACCCATACTGTCCTAAACACTGCAGCAGGATCATTACAGCAAAGAGTACAAAGAACAATCTATTAATAGCTACCTGGCTCATGGGGATTAACCCGAATATACCAAGACCAAGTATTACCATTAAGATGATCAGTACAATAATAACTACAAGTGAAAGTGTCATAATAACTGTTTATAGCTATTCTTTAAAAATTATACCAACATTCTTTTGGTAGATACATAATAGTGTATATCTTTGTACCCTATGTTATACATCATCTGCATACTGCTGGTAGTTATACTCATAGCAACTTATGTCATCATTACTAAACAAAAACATATCATGGCCACTTTTTCAGATACAGAAACCGCAACAACTAACCTGACCACTGCTGTAACAGCACTTACTACTGCACTCTCTACTTACCAGGCAGGAGTTATCACACCTGCTCAAGGGGACACTATAGTCGCTGCTATCAACACAGCAACTGCATCATTAACAGCAGTAACGGAAACACTTACTACTCCTGCTGCCTAACATGTATGGGGTGTAACGAAAACCACTAAACCTACTAGGTATAACACTTAGTAGGTTTATTTATTTAAACCCCCGTAGATATGCTGGAGGGTTTCTTTCTAACCATAATAAGTCACGTACTTTCTTAACACAGTACATATCAAACTCATGGGCTATTCTTTCTTCCAGGTGAAAGTAGTCATTCTTATTCCATCTGGTAAGTCTTATCCCATATTGATGACAGAACAGTGTCTTAAGCTGATCTTTCTCCTGTTGTTCTTCTGTTGTATGAGATGCCTCCCCATCGTATTCCCAAATTACAAACTTGATCTTTCCCATAAGCATATGAGGGATGTGTATAACAAAGTCGAACCTTGGAAAACCCCCGGTACTAAACTGTAGTCCTCTAAATGATATTTCCCGCTGGTATTCCACATCATACTGCAGCAAGATATTCTCTATGTGCCGTTCTGCTTCAGACCTATTCTTCTTCCCTGTTACATGAAACATCTCTGTAGCTTTATCCCCGGTAACTTTGCTAATATTCTTAAGCATTTGAAAATATTTTGTGTAAAGATAGGAAATTCAAATTATGCATATTACATTTGTAAGGTAATAACATTTTTAACATAATACCATATAAAAAATTAATACACATTTCAAATGGCAACAAAAGAGTTTACCCCAGACACAGAGAAGGTTAGTATCGAGGATCAGTATAAGAAAGGAGCAGGTACTCCCCCTCCACCAGTTAGTGATATGAATATTCCTACTCAGACACCTATGAGTAAAGAACAGGTTGATGCTTTCCTTGATGAGACCCTTCCATTAATGCGCAAACAGGCAGAGTATGATAAACTTCTTTTAGAACAACTGGAGAATAATGCTTTGTTAAATCGCAGACCTCTTTCTGCTATACCAGGATTACTAGGGTTAGAACTAAAGGTTCGTGAGTTGCAGGCACTTGGCTTTTTAACTCAGCATAAACAAGGGCATGAAGAGTATCTAAAAAACACTCAGGAAAAAGAAGAAGCTCTGAAAACAGAAAATAAGTAATGGGTGAGATATCTATAAAGAAGTATGTAAGTAATAGTAGAATGTCTAAGGAAGAGATCATCAGCTTCCAGATACTACTTCATTGCCATACTAAAGGTATAGTATTCTCCGAAGAAGGAAGAAAGATAGTTAATGATACAGAGTTGCGGTGCCTGACATTACTTGGGCTATGGGGGGTAAGTGAATTACTGGATGTCTGTAAGAAGATGAAGAGCATGGGTCTTTTTAAAAGTACACAGAGTGCCCGTAATAAGATAGACCTGTTTGAGGAGAAAGAATTGGTAGTCAAACAAGCCAGTACCGGGGGAACTAAGAAAGTATTTCTACACCCCTCTATGCAGATACAGAACGAAGGTAATATTATGGTAGATGTAAAAGGATTATACATAGATAACTAAACTATGATACCGAAGAAGGTAAAAGATCACATACATGATTATTATCAAATAAATGAGCATCAGTTACCGAAAGGATTAAGTGAACAAGAGTTAGAGACGCTCATTCTCTTTTTCTATAAGAAACTACGTGAAGCGGTTAGTAGTATGAAGTACCTTCGTGTAGAAGTACCAGGTATGGGGTACTTTAAGATCAGGAGTAAGAAGCTGGATTACGAGATTGGTGAACTCCGGCATTGGTTAAGGTTCAATAAGAATACTGCAGAGGTTATTGTATTCAAGAAGAAAGAACAACTGGCCTTACTGGAACAACTGGCAGAAGATCGTAATAAAGAATGGGATAGGGAGAAGCTGTTCAGAGAGATGCGGAAAGAATATATCAGACAAAAGAAAAATACTGATCATGACACTGAAGGAGAAGATACAGAAAGCCTGGGAGAATAAGGGGCACATCCTAGAAGGGTTCTATAACGAATACATCTCTATGGACCCTGAGATTAAGGCAGAAGCAGCAAGAAGACTTAGTATATGTGAGGCAAATAGTTGTGGTTATTGGGATGCTACTGGTACTTCTGAAAAACTGGTAGTTAGCGGTAAACCAGGGTGTACAGCATGTGGGTGTGAGGGGGGTATGAAAACTTCTTGTATGCAGTGTCATTGTTCACTTAAGGATATGGGGCAGGAACCTCTTTGGGATGAGTTAATTACCCAGGACCAGGCTAATAAAATCAATGAAGTTACGTATCAGAACCAATTTAAGAATAGAAGCTAATGGTAAAATTTATAGCAGAAAACCACAGGTATGAGTCCATCATCTCCGATAACAGAGAATGGTTAGGAGTTACGACCCTGGTACATGCTTTCTGTGAACCTTTTAATAAGATAGAGAAAGCAGCAAAGGCTTCTGTAAGAGTACCTAGTTCTCGTTATCCTAACAAATGGTATAAGGTTAGTCCTGAAGATATTCTACAGGCCTGGGAGAAGGAGAGTAAACGTGCTACTGATCTTGGTCATTGGTATCATAATAAAAAGGAGAAGGAGTTACTGGAAGATACCACACTTACTGTATTTGCTCCCATCGTAGAAGATGGAGTTAAGTTAGCACCTGATCAAAGGTTACGAGACGGGGTTTACCCAGAGCATTTAGTATATCTTGCCGGACCCGCTATTACCGGACAGAGTGATATAGTTAAGGTAGAGAAAGGGATAGTGACTATTGAAGATCATAAGACCAGTAAGGAGATTAAGAGAGAAGGATTTACCAACTGGGAAGGTACTAAGAAAAAGATGTTACAACCTTTTACTCATCTTGAAGACTGTCAGTTTAATCATTATGCCCTGCAGTTATCTATCTATATGTATTGTATTCTTAAACATAACCCACTTTTGCTACCGGGGAAGTTACGGATCAATCATGTAAAATTCGTAGAAGCAGGAAAGGATAAGTATGATTATCCAATAGCATTCCTAGATGAGAATAACGAACCTGTTGTAGAAAGTATTGAAGTTATAGAACTACCTTACTTGCGGGGGGATGTGGTAAAACTCATAGACTACATATCTGACCCAAAGAAAAGAGCACTTATTAAGAAGCACTGATGACAGACACAACCTTGGATATTAGAATAGATACTCCTCTTTGTGAATTATCTACAAGAAAGGATATTGTTCGTAAAGAAGCATATCTGATTCTATCTGAGCGTTTTATCTTCTACAAAGTAGTAGCGGACTATTCCACCAAAGAAGAGGAAGATATACAATGGAAAGAAAAGAAAAGTAATTACCGTTGGAGAAGAAAGAGAAGTGATATCACTAGTGTGGAAATGTTTTACGATAACCCTGAAGATAAGTATGTAGTATCTATAGATTTTAACGGTGTTGCCGATACTAGTTATTATTTCTTTGAAGATGCTAAAGAATGTTTGAAATTATATAACTCACTCGATAAATACTTTATAGAACAACCATGAAGATACAGTTAGTTGTTAGAGACAAAAGCGGATGTGAATATCATAGGATCATTCTCCCTTTTAGCTACATGGGTAAAGACCCATCATGGAGTTCAAAGCATTCTATAGAAATGTTATTCATAGCGCAGGATGAACATTTTATCGACTGTGATATACTTGTCTATAACAAATGTATTGCCACTCCTGTAGAAGTATTAAAACAACTGCAGGCACAGGGTATGAAAATAGTAGTAGATATAGACGACTATTGGATACTTCCCCCCGGTAATCCCTACGCCCCACAATGGAATGGTAGTGGTAATGATAAACTTACTGAAGAACATATAAAGATAGCCAACTTAGTTATCTGTACTTCTATGCGGTTACAGGAGAAGGTAAGAGAGCTTAATAAGAATACAGTAGTGATACCAAATGCACTACCTTTCGGGGATGGTCAATTTGCACCAGGAGAAAAGATAGTTACTGATAAGATGTCTTTCCTTTATGCTGGTGGGGTAGGTCACTTAGCTGATGTAAAACTACTAGAGGGTAAGTTTAAGAAGATAGGCTCTGATCCGTATATCAGGAACAACGCACAGTTCATCCTGGCGGGGTATGAAAAATCAGTTGCTAAGAAATTCCATACTAAAGAAGATAGGGATAAGAATAATAGTAATTTTAACTTAGAGAACATTACCGGGCCATACGATCATATGAAACTGATCTTCTCACATACAGGTAGTTACAAGATTTTACCTACTCTTCCTCTATGGGAATATATGCATCATTATGATCACGCCGATGTAGGGCTTGTCCCTCTTACAGATAGTAGTTGGCACTCCTATATAAGTGAGTTGAAACTACTGGAACTTGCTACCAGAGATATCCCCGCTATCTGTAGTAATGTTAGCCCTTACAGTGATTTGCGTCCTTGTGAGGGGGTATGTTTTGTAGAGACACAGGATGATTGGTTAAAGTATATCAGGAAGTCTATTAAGGAAAAGGATTGGGCAAAAGAAAGAGGTATGCAGATGGGTAGTTGGATAAGAGAAGAATACTCATTACCCAAGTGGAATAAAGTACGTATGCAGGTTTTAGAAAGTTTAATGAACTAGTATGATTAACCTATTTGATGTTTCTGAAAAGACTGTTAAGCCCTCGGTACATTGTTATGCAATACCTTGGTTGAAAAGAGTTATGGATGACTTTCCGGGGCATTACTTAGAGATATACAAATATATCTTCTACATGACTTGTCCGGATAGTACTATGAACCCATATGTACAACTTCCGGAAGATAAAAGGGAAGAGGTAATACTACTTGATCTCAAACCTGAGTTCTATCCTGAAGATCTGCATATCCTGGAAACTATAGAGAAATGCCGTATCATGTATGAAACTCCTACACTTCGTATGTGGAGAGGACAGAAGAAGATGGTAGAAAAGATAGCCAACTATTTAGATATTACCGAGATAACAGAAGGTAAAGATAGTAACGCAATGGCTATTGACAGATTTATGAAACAGGGTCTTGAGTATGTAGAGATACTTAACAAAGTTGGTGAGATACTTAAAGAAGAACAGTCTAAGGTTCGCGGAAATGTTAAGGTAAGGTATGATCAATTACCTACATATGTTAATAGTAAAGAAGATAAGGAAGAAGAATGAAAACACTAACTATAGTTGCTACAGCATTTAATGAGAAATGGCAAGAATGTATTTTTGTACCTTCAATGCTTAACCAAACTTGTCAAGACTTTGAAGCTATAGTATTTCATAATGGTCCTTCTGAAAGAGATATGGGAGATGAGTTTCTAGGACTTCAGAATATTAGGTATATGGAATCTCCGGTTAATACTAACTGTTGGGGGGCACATAATAGACAAAAGGCTATAGAAGATTGCACTACCGACTATATCCTTCAGACAAGTATTCAGGATTATTTTTTATCCCAGGCAGTAGAATATATACAAAGAGTATTAGTAGAAGAACCCGACTTAGTACTCTGGAACAGCATTAACCATCTCGTGGGGCCTTGTCAGGTACTGGATAGTAAGTTAGAATGGTCAAAACTAGACTGGGGGAATTTCTGTATAAAGACCTCTATAGCTAAAGAAATTGGTATTAATTATCCTACTGAATATTGTAGTGATTGGTTATTCATTCAGGATTGTTTACGATCAGGATTGCTTAAGAATATTAAAAAGATAAACGGGGTATTAACTATACATAACTAATTTATGATACCTATTCTGATTCTCAATCGTGATCGATTAACTTGTACAAAAGCTCTCTGTAAAAAGTTAGTAGAGTTAGGGTATGGAGAAGGTATTCACATAATCGATCTTGGTAGTACGTACCCCCCATTACTAGAATGGTATAGGGAGAATGAAAAGATGGTGCACTATTTTAATAACATTGGTCATAAAGGTATATGGGAGAATAGTTTCATAAAAAACTTTTCTTCTCCCTGGGTAGTAGTTACAGATAGTGATATTGCTCTTGACCCTGATACACCTGCAGGTTTTATAAAAGAGATGATAGAACTAGGTAAGTACACCAGAGAGAACAAAGTAGGTCTTGCCATAAGGTTTAGTAATATTACTAACCCTATTCTTAAACCTATCATAGAACCTATTGAGCGTAAATACTGGTTAACTAAGATACCTCACCCCAGACACAACATTTTTTCTGCTCCTGTAGATACTACCTTCTGTATAGTTAAACCGGAATTACCTTTTCAGTATAATGCTATAAGACTAGCTGATTACCCTATTACTCATCTTGACTGGTATAGTGACTGGACTAATCTTACAGAAGAAGAGAAGTATTATTTTGACCATGCTGACCCAAAGATTGCTACTACTAAACAACATTACTTAAACTGGTTATCTCAAAAACATGTCCCCACTAGTATTAGTAGCTTATAGGAATCGCCCTACACATTTATCTTGTTTCTTACTCCATGTACAGAAACATTACCCCGGTATGCACATAGCTGTTATAGAAGATATTGGTAATTCTCCCTGGAACAAAGGATTGCTCTTTAATATTGGTTACGAATTACTTGCTAAAGACCATAAGTACTTAATACTACATGATGTTGATTTCATACCTGTAGTGGGGAAGGTAGACTATTCCTATTGCCCTGTACCTACTATGATCGCGGGGGAATCATCTCAATTTGACTACAGGTTAACCTACCCTACTTTCTTTGGGGGGGTAGTTATATTATCTAAAGAACATTACCAGCTAGTGAACGGATTTTCTAACCTGTTTAAGGGGTATGGGGGAGAAGATGATTTACTATACCGATCTTTTATAAAGAAAGGTATTACACCATCTACTAAGAATGGCAGGTTTGAATGTTTTGCTCACCCAAGACCAAAGAGAGAAGATGAGTATCAACACAACTTACGGGTACTTGCTGCAGGGAGAGATTTTACAGAAGGACTAAGTACTATTACAAATATGTACGATATTATGTCTATTGAAAAAGATAGTAACTATACACACATAAAAGTTAGAACAAATGGATAACACAAGGACTTTATCTATTGTAATTCCGACATACAATCGTTACGAGATGACCTTAGAATCATTTGCTCAGGTAGTAGATGATGTAAGAGTTGATGAGATAGTTATAGTCGATGACTGCAGTACTGACGGTTCATGGGGACAGTTTTGGACATGGTGGGGATTTTGTTCAGATAGTCAACAGAACAAGATCAAGTTGTTTAGGAATGATGCTAACCAGGACTGTTACAAGAATAAACAGATAGCCATTTCTCATGCTACTAATGACTGGTGTATACTTCTTGATAGTGATAATATCATAGGAATAGATTACCTAGATGCTCTCTTCTCTATTCCCAGATGGGAGGAAGATACTATCTATCAACCAGTATTTGCTAAACCCCATTTTAATTTTACTCACCTTGCGGGGAAGTTTATTGATAAAGCAAACGCTAAAGATTATATACAAGATGATAAGTTCACTACTGCGCTTAACGCAATGAACTTCTTTATAAACAAGAATACTTACCTTAACGCGTTTAACCCGGATATTATTCCCGTAACAAGTGATTCTATCTATTTAGCCTACAGATTATTAGAACAGGGAAATAAGTATTACTTTGTGCCGGGGTTAGAATATGAACATAGGGTAGGTCATGCATCCCACTATACTACTAATGTGCATAAAACACCATCGGGTTTTCATCAATCGATAATAGATAAAATTGCTAACTTATGATCACTACAACACTTCAAGGCCGCGCAGGAAATCAATTCTACATTATTTCTCATATGTTAGCATATGCTAAAAAGAATAACCTTGAATACTATATACCTGATGTGGCATATCATTGTGATGGTAGAAAGATGTACTTCCCCTCAATGGCAAATGGGCCTGAGTTACCAGGTTTTGCAGAGTACCACGAACTTACTACACATGCTACTCCTAAAGGGGACGGTACATTTACCTACAATACTCCTTCATACCAGGATATCCCTCGTATGGATAATACTAAGTTTATAGGTTATTGGCAGAGTTTTGAATACTTTGATTCGGAACGTGACTACATTTTAGAGAAGTTCAACTTACCTTATCAGAAGAAAGAAGGATGTGTAGGACTACACTTTCGTCGCGGGGATTTTCTTCAACTTACAGATAAACATCCTGAGATACCTATCGAGTATTATAGAAAAGCTATCAGATACTTTGCAGATAAAGGATATGAAGATTTCATTGTCTTCAGTGATGATATGAAATGGTGCGAAGAGAACCTGACTCATCTTTTACCAAAAGATATAAACTTATTATTCTCAAATGCCACCAGCGAACTAGACGATCTTATTTCACTCTCGGGGTGTGAACACCAGATATTGTGCTACTCTACTTTCGGATTTGTTGCAGCTTATCTCAATCGTAACCCCAATAAACAAATAATAATACCTCCAAAAGATTATGTATTTTCAGGAGCTAATGCTAACTTTATACATTCTTCATTTATCCAACTAGATTTCTAATGAAAAGTTTGCCTAACGTTACTCTTATTTGTGTAAGTACTAACGATATAACTGGTGCTGTAGATGCTCTTATAAAAAGTTCTGTAGGTATTAAATTTGGTGAGGTTAAGTTACTTACAAGTGTAGGAGCCACTTTTGAAGAAGATAATGGTATTAGTATTGTTAACATTGGAACTATTTTCAGACATATAGATGATTGGAACAAGTTTATCTTCTATGACCTACACAAGTATATAGATACAGAATTTGTACTTTTAATTCATCCTGATGGATATGTTATCAGACCTGATCTTTGGAAAGATGAGTTTCTAAACTATGACTATTGTGGCGCACCCTTTTTACCTAATACTATCTTCGATATCTATGGTGAAGAGGTTAGAGTGGGTAATTCTGTATCTGTCCGGAGTAAAAGATTACTAGAGTTACCAAGTAAGTTAAATCTCCCCTGGAAAGAATACAATGGTTCTTATAATGAAGACACACAAATTACTGCACATTACCGTCCATATTTCCTGGGAGCAGGTATGACATTTGCCCCTTTAGAAATAGCTAAGTATTTCTCTAAAGAGAACAACACTCCTGAACAGAAGAAACTGGAAACTTTTGCTTTTCACAAATGGGAGTTGCTAACACTTACTCCCGAGACTACGTACACAAGTTATGTGAACCTGGATAACAGACCTGACCGGAAAGTACTTATGGAAGATCAGTTAGTTAAGGCCGGTATATCTGCAGAAAGACAAAGAGGTTTTTTACCAGATGAGGTTAGGGAAAGAAGAAGATGGGATGAGATAGCGGTTATGTGGAACAGGACCAAAGGTGCTACTGGTTGTTGGGAAAGTCAGGTAGAGATCATGAAGAAGGCTTTAGAACAAGGAAAACATGCTTTTGTAATGGAAGATGACCTAATCTTCTGTGATGATATACAAGATAGACTACGGCACATGGAAGAATTTCTTACTGACCACCAGTGGGATATTATGTGGTTAGGGGGGACATACCATAAAGAACCTACCTGGCACAAAAGAGAAAATGGTAAACACACCCATGCTGATCTGTTAATGTGCGGATGCGATAAAGACTGTGATTGGGAACCAACAGATGACCCCCTGATAGTTCGTACCTATGGTTGCTGGAGTACATATGCATATATAGTAAACAAGGACAGATTAGCTCATATCCTGGATTCTCTTGACCAGAACATGTACCGTTCTATGGGTATAGACTGGACTATGATATTACTACAGCCACAACTATACACATATGCTTTCAACCCGGGGTGTGTGATACAAAGGGATAACGAAAGTAACATCGGTACAGGTATGACAAGATTTTCGGTATTTTCTAACTTAGGCGATCATTGGTATAAAGAACATTTATGAAAATAAGATATAGAGATCAATTAGGAGATTTGCTAAAGAGCATGAACTTACCATTGATAATATGTGAACTCGGCGTTGCAGAAGGACTCTTCGCTAAAACTATTATGGATTGGGGAGCTGAACTACTTTATCTGGTGGATAAATGGGAGACTATAGAAGGACAAAGTGGTGATGGGGGGTTTACCCAAGAGTGGCATGATACCAATGTCCTGCAGGTAATAGATCGTATGGCAATGTATGATAACAGACCTCAAAAGTATATCATGCTCCGGGGGGATACATCTACAATGGCAGACCAGATACCTGATAGTTCTTTATCTATGGTATATGTAGATGCAGATCATAGTTATGAAGGAGTTACTAAAGACCTGATTGCTTATTACCCAAAAGTTATATCAGGAGGGTTAATTGCAATGCATGATTACTTATCTCCTGATTACCAGGTAGAAAAAGCGTGTAGGGATTTTCTAAAGGAAAAAGGTTATGACTACTCAGAGATAGTTCTCATACCAGAGAATGACATAATGGATACAGGTGCTTACTTTATAAAACATTAAATAATGCTTATACCATATAAGGAACTAATACAGAAGTACAACATATTACCAAAAGGTGTAATACATATAGGAGCTAACGTTGGACAAGAAGCACCTGACTACTACTCTAATGGGGTCAATAAAACTGTATGGGTAGAAGCAGACCCTGGATTGATAATGAATCTGATAGGAAATTTACAACCCTATTCTAACCATTTAATCTTCAATGATTGTCTGACAGATACAGATGATGAAGAGGTAACTTTTCATATAGCTAATAACCAAGGACAGAGTAGTTCTATTCTTGCTCTCGGTACGCATATTCAGGCACATCCTGAGGTCCACTATGTACAGGATATTACTCTTAAGACCAAGCGACTTGATACCTTATTTCAGAATAACTTATTAAATATTGATGACTATCCTTTTGTAAACATCGATATCCAGGGAGCAGAACTACTTTGTCTCAAGGGGTTTGGTGAGTTATTAAACAAAGTTAAATGGTTATACATAGAAGTAAATGATCTTTCTCTTTATCAAAATTGTGCATTATATCCAGAACTTAAAGAATATCTTGCTACCTTTGGATTTGTTGTAAGAGAGAAAGTGATGAGTGGCAATCATGGTTGGGGGGACAGTTTTATGATAAACGAAAATATATGAACTTATGAAAAATGTGTTTTATGTTTATATATATCTTGACCCAAGAAAGCCTGGGCAGTATATATACGATAATGTAGTTCTAGGACATGAACCATTTTATGTAGGTAAAGGCCAAGGAAAGAGATCACACGATCATGTAAATAAAGTACACTATAAAAGTGTAAAGAATTCGCATAAATCAAATAAGATAAAGGCAATCCTTAGAGATGAACTTCAACCAATTATAATTCATATAGCTGATGGGTTATCAGAAAAAGATTCTCTAATAATGGAAATAGATATTATACGAAAGATAGGTAGAGAGGATATGAAACTAGGACCATTATGTAATTTGACAGATGGTGGGGATGGTCTAACCAACCCAAGTGAAGAAACAAAGAAAAAAATATCAGAAGGATTAATTGGTAAGACACCGTGGAATTTTGGAAAGATAGGTATATACTCAGAAGAAACAATACGAAAGATAGCAGAATCTACAAGTAAGCAGATGAAAGGAATACCAAGAACTGACTATGAGAAAGAGTGTATAAGTAGAACACATAAAGGAAAGGTTGTTTCTGAAGAAACAAGAAAAAAGTCATCTGAGTCACACAAAGGTCAAACTGCGTGGAATAAAGGAAAAAAGATGTCTGAAGAATACTGTAGAACTGCATCATTGGCGATCTCTGGTGATAAGCATCCAAACTGGGGAAAGAAGTTAAAACCAGAAACTATAGAAAAGATGAGACAAAAAGCATATGAAAGAGAACAAAATAAACGAGAACAAAAAATACAAACTATATGAATATATTAATAACAGGAGGGGCAGGATTTATAGGATCACATTTAGCTAAAAGATTACTACAGGAAGGTAATTATATAAGGGTAGCTGATATTAAACAGGAAAATGAATATTTTTCACAGGAAGAGTATTGTAGCGAGTATATACAGGCTGATTTACGAGATCCGTTACAAGTAGCTAAAGTGTTTTCAGGAATACATATCGATGAATGTTATACATTAGCCTGTGACATGGGGGGTGCCGGGTATATATTCACAGGAGAAAATGATGCTAATGTAATGCATAATTCTGCTATGATCAATTTGAATGTTGCTAATGAAGCAGTTAAAAGAAAAGTAGGTAGAGTATTTTATAGCAGTTCTGCATGTGCCTATCCTGCATATAATCAAACTGATCCGGATAACCCAAAGTGTTCAGAAGATTCTATATACCCTGCTGCACCCGATAGTGAATATGGATGGGAGAAGATTTTTAGTGAGAGACTTTACAAAGCTTTTGAGCGTAACTATGGATTAACTGTTAGGATAGCACGTTTTCATAATATCTTTGGTCCAGAAACTACCTGGAATAATGGTAAGGAGAAAGCACCTGCAGCTATATGTCGTAAAGTTGCTAAAGTTATAGAAGGAACAAATGGTAGAATTGCCGGAGATGGTATAGACTTTGAAGCACCTGTGTGGATTGACATTTGGGGAGATGGTAAACAGACCCGTTCATTTCTTTATATAGATGAATGTGTAGAGGGAATAATCAGATTGATGAGAAGTGATTGTACAGATATACTTAACATAGGTAGTGATGAGATGATCTCTATAAATGATCTTGCTGAAATGGTTATAGGTATATCCGAGAAGAACGTAATTATTAGTAACATTCCTGGCCCTGAAGGTGTTAGGGGGAGGAATAGTAATAACGATCTTATCAAACAACGATTGAATTGGTCACCAACACAACCACTTATAGAGGGGATGAAACTACTCTATAGTTGGATAGATAAACAAGTAAATAAGTAATCAATTAAAATAAAACTATATGAACAACCGTTTAGTTAAAGCGATAATAGACACAGGTAAAACAGATACTATAGAATTTCAAATATTACCTGGTCATCATCTACAGGAACAGGATGTGATAACTTATGATAAGATGACTGGGGCACAGTATCGTATAGAAAATATTTATAATGATTGGATTACCTGTACTATACTTGGAAAAGGGTTTAATGTATATAATCTTCAACTGAAGTACTTTCAACCAATGACACGGCTCTATGTAATATCCAGAAGTGTAGGAGAATTTCCAGATATATCTAAAGGAGATAGTATATCCGGAAAAGTAGAGTTTTCTATAGATAAACAAGTTAATCATGGATAAACAACCATATAGCATATCGGTAGAAGTACTTGATAATCATATGTTCTACTTTGCGGGGATGACCATAGATGAAACAGTTATGGGTATAGATAATGATAATGCCCTGGACGAGTTACTAAAGATACATGATATCCCCAAAAGCAGTGTAAAATTACTTCGCTGCAGTTTATATAATGGCTAGATATAAGATACCTACCTATAACGCGGGTGTATGGGAATATACTATATTTCCTGATAGAGTTGCTTTCAGAGACTTTGTAAAGAGTTTATTTAAAGAACCTGGATTATACAACTTTGATGAAACTGCATATCTTTTCAACGAACAAGCAAGAACTTTCCAGAAGAAGAAAATGTTCTGTGAAGCACCTGAAGGATCGCAGGACTTTATTGAATACTGGGATACAGAGAAAGAGAAATGCCGTAAAGGGGTTATTTTCAAAAATGGTAAAGGTGATGTATGGTATCTCCCCAGGTTCTACTATCATTGGATAAATTTCCTAAGGATATACTTTAAAGTTGCCAAGAAATTTGAGTTCCCCGAGATACGTGATGTGCATTATCATATAGCCTTGTATGAGATATTAGCTGAACTGAATGACAAAAATGTGGTATGTCTAAAAAAGAGACAAGTAGCATGGACATATTTTCATATGTGTCGTATCTATAACAAGTATCTTTTTGAAGAAGGTTTTGTGGGTAAGATAGCTGCCTCTGATAAAAAGTACATCAATGCCACCAATGGTTGTTGGAAGTTTCTTGCTGAATATCACAACTTTACCAATAAAGAAACTGCATGGAGTTGTACTAACTTACCAGATAAAGAATTTTCCTGGCAACAGAAAGTAGAAACTAAAACTGTTGATGGTAGAAAAGTGCAGATAGGTACTATGGCTACTATTACCGGGGTATCTATGGATAAAGACCCTGTATCTGGTGTAGCGGGGGCAACTGATGAATTCGATTATGAAGAAGGAGGCATAGCACCTACTGCGGATACTACTTATGGTTTTATGAGACAAGCTATGAGAGAAGGTGCCCTCACATCAGGTATCTTTGTCATTGGGGGGTCAGTAGGTGATCTATCCCAGTGCAATCCTCTTAAAGAGTTTTTACTACATCCTGTAGCTAATGATTTTTATCCTGTATATACAAACTTATTAGATGAGAATGGCACAGAAGGAGAAACAGGTTTGTTTATTCCGGAACAATGGTCCATGCCTCCATTCATAGATAAGTTTGGGAATTCCTTAGTTAAGGAAGCTCTTGAATACCTGGACAATGAGTATGCAAGAATTGAGAAAGAAAAAGCACCAGAGGCTTTTCAACTAGAGGTTTCTCAAAGACCCAGGAATATCAAAGAAGCCTTTGCTATAAGAACTGTATCTGTCTTCCCTGTAAAACATACTACACGGCAAGTTAAGAAGATCGAAGAAGGATCTGTTTATCTTAAGTATGTTGATCTTGAACGTACTGATGAAAATAAGATAACATATAAAGATAGTAAACGACAACCTTGCCCATACCCTATATCCAGAACAGCTTCAGATAAAAGAGGCTGTGTAGTTATACATCAGTTTCCTGGGGAAAATCCTGCATGGGGTAACCACTATGCTTCTGTAGACCCTATAGAAGTTGGCCGTTCAGATACCAGTGATTCATTAGCATCTGTATATATCTATGCTACCCCAGTAGAAGTGGTTAGAATAGATGCCGAAGGGTCAAGCACTACTTTTCTCGAGGGGGGTAAACTAGTAGCAGAACTAGTATGTAGATACGATGATCCTAACGAAACGAATGAACAGATATCTATGCTGGTAGAGTTATATAATGCATGGACTCTTTCAGAGAATAATAAAACATCCTTTATCAACTACATGATCGCTAAGAAAAGAGCAAAGTATTTAGTTCCGGCATCAGAGATGTTATTTGATAAAGAACTCGATGTTAAACAAAATGTATTTCAAAAGTATGGATATACCAGAACACCAGCACTTTGGAAAAAATTACTAGAGTATGGTATTAACTATCTTTCAGAAGAACTAGGACATGAAACAAGTGATACAGGGGAGATAACTAAGATTAAGTATGGTGTAGAAAGAATATCTTTCATATGGTTACTTAGAGAGATGCAACAATACCAGGATAAAGGAAACTTTGACAGGCTATCTTCCTACTGTGCGCTGATGGCATTTGCTAAAATACAAGAAGCTAAAGGTATCAGAAAAAAGATAGAACGGAAAGAAGAAAGTACGAATAAACAAAAAATACCTAATTTTGATAGAAATACTTTTTTAAAAAGTGTAGGTAGACCAGGTTCAGCAATGAACAGAGCAAAGGTTAATCCTTTTAAAAGTATTGGTAGAAGATAACTTTTAAACTTACTTTTCCATGCAGAATAATCCAATTGTAAATTTTGGACGTCATTATATATACAGATATATTAGAAGAGATAAAAATGAACCTTTTTATATAGGATTAGGTACTAAAAATAAAGACGATATCAATTATTACACTTACTATAGAGCTACTTCTAAACATATAAGTAATAATAATATCTTCAAAAGAATAGTAAACAAAACTGATTACGATATAGAAATTCTATTAGAGTCAGATGATTATGAATTTATTAAACAAAAAGAAATTGAGTTAATAAAACTCTATGGAAAAATATGTAATAATACAGGGTGCTTATCTAATATTACAGATGGAGGGGAAGGGTTAAAGGGGTATACTCATTCCGAAGAAACAATAAAAAAATTAGTTGATAGTCACATGGGTAAAAAATTAAGCCCTGAATCTCAAGCAAAAAGAATAGCAACATTAAAAGAAAAATATAGATTATCCCCTCCAGTTTTATCAGAAGAACAAAAAGAGCGATTACGCCAAACTAGAATTGGTCATGTACAATCTCAAGAGACTATATCAAAACGAATAAATAAGATAAGTGCAGCTAAAGAAGAATTTAAAAACGGTAATCTTTTAGCTATAACAGGATCTGCCAAAGGGGTAATAAATATAAAAACTAAAGAGATATATGTTTCATTAACCGAATTATCAATACATTTAAATGTAAAATTAACTACTTTAATAGCCAGAATCAAAAGAGGAGATTCGGATTTTTTATATTTAAAAGATTATAAAGCATTATAAAAGTAATTACTATGGAGATAATTAGCGGGTATCAGTTAAAGCAAGGTAAGAAACTCAAACAGTTAGGCGTCTCTTCGGGCTTCTACCAGCCACTTCAATTCCTTCCCAACAAAGAAAAGGATGCAGAATGGGCAGCACAGATGCTATCTTATGTAGACTGGCAGGGTCTAAAACAGTTACGGCAAAACGCTAACTGGATGCTCAAGAACTACAAACTTGCTATAGGGGAGATAGAGAAGAACGACTATATCCGAATGGATAATGAGTATGCGGATATGATCGATGCTCTTGAAGAACATGCCGGAAAAGAACTTGAGTCTATGGAACTTAAGAACTATCCTTTTGCAAGTACTGTTATAAACATTCTTACTGATGAGTTTGCTAAAAGAGCATCTCATATGACATTTGATGATAAGAGTGATATAGGGGTTAATGAAATGCTGGAAGCTAAAAGGGCAGATATAGAAAAAGCACTAGAGGCAAAAGCAGCTATTAACCAATTAATGAAGTTGCAGCAAATGGGTCTTTCCCCCGATAGCGAACAAGGGAAACAGATGATGGACCCTAAGACTATTCAGTCATTACCAGAAATACAAAAATACTACAACAAGAGTTATCGTAATATCTACCAGGAATGGGCAGAACACCAAATGCAGGTAGATAATGAACGATTTACCATACCTGAGTTAGAGAGAGTTAATTTCAGGAACATGCTCATTACTGACCGGGAGTTCTGGCACTTCCGGATGATGGATAATGACTACTGTATAGAAACGTGGAACCCTCCACAAGTATTTTATAGAAAGAGTCCTTCTGTACGATATATATCAGATGCCGCCTGGGTAGGATGTATAGATTATCTTACCGTCCCCGATACTGTAGATAAGTATGGATGGATGATGAGTGAAGAACAGTTGTTAACGCTTAACACTATTCATGGTGCAAGAGCTGCCGGGTATGCACTTGATGGTAAAGAACCTGATCAGTATTGGGATGGTCATAAAAGTTATGACTGGAACCGAACAGGGCCGGGTATAGGTATGAGACAGGCTATGTCTGTATTAGATGATGTTGGTTTTGGGGGGGATATTACTAAACAGATACTCAATGAAGGTGAAGACCTTGTTAATATCAATGGTGAGTTTCTTTTACGTATTTCTACTATTTACTGGAAAACAGAGCGCAAATTTTTTCACTTAACTAAAGTTGATGATCAGGGTAATTTATTTACAGATATTGTGGGAGAAGACTACAAGGTAACTGTAAAACCTATGTATAACACAGTACTCTTTAAAGAAAAGAGTAAAGCGAATTTGGTATATGGTGAACATCTTGACCCCCTATGGGTTAATGAGACATGGGGGGGAGTGCGGATAGGAACCAATGCTCCTGCAATTGGATGGCAAGGAACCTCTGCAGAATTTGCACCTATCTATCTGGGCATTAACACACCTGTACCGGGGAGGTTACCTTTCCAGTTCAAAGGAGACAACAACATTTATGGGTGTAAGTTACCTGTAGAGGGGAGAATATTTAATGACCACAATACTAAGAGTAGGTCAATGATGGATAACCTAAAGCCTTGGCAGATAGGTTATAATATGGCAAATAACCTTATCCAGGACACTATGGTTAATGACTACGGTGTTATCCTTACTCTTGATCCTAACTCACTCCCTAAACAGTCTCTTGGGGAAGATTGGGGACCAAATAACTTAGCTAGTGCAATTACAGTAATGAAGAATGGTCAAATACTTCCACTTGCTTCTATTAGGGATAAAGAAGGTAATCCTATTAGGGAAGGTCATATGCAACGATTGGATCTTTCCCAGACAGAACGATTACTTGGCCTTATGAAAATATCTGATTGGTTTAAGATGTCAGGTCTTGACTCTGTAGGTATGAACCCTACCAGAACAGGAACGCCTATTGATCAGGAACAAACTGCTACAGGGATTAACCAGGCAAAAGCTGCTTCCTATTCACATACAGAATATCTATTCTCGCAACACTGTGATGAACTTATGCCAAGAGTACACCAGATGCGTACAGATCTTGCCCAGTACTATAATTCTACCAATCCTTCTTTGAGGTTACAGTATATCACTCAGGGGGACGAAAAGGCTTTCTTTGAAATAGATGGAACTAAGTTGATGGGTAGAGATTTTAATGTTAAAGCCAAGACTACTGTAAACTCACGGTTCATCATGCAGAAGATTGAACAGATGTTGGTAAACGATAGCAGCGGTATAGACATCTTTGATAAAATTAAGGCCATACAAATTCCTGTATTATCTATCTTAAATAATACTATAGATACTATCCAGCAGAAAGTTATACAGGAAAAACAAGCACAACAACAGGCGCAACAACAGGAAGCACAGGCAGAACAACAACACCAGCAACAATTACTACAGATGAAACAAGAGTTTGAAGCTGGAGAGAATGAGAAAGACAGAGAAGAAAAATGGAGAGAAACTGAATTACTTGCTGCTGCAAAAGCAGCCGGATCAAACCCTCCACAAGCAGGAGAAGATGCTTATCAATTAGCAACTGCTAAAATACAGCAGAGTCAACAGCAACATACAGATAAGATGGACCTGGAGAAACAGAAGTTTGTAGTGGGGTCTAAACAGAAAGAAGTAGATCAGCAACTAACTAAACAGAAGATCAATGCTGAAGAGAATAGAACCAAAGAACAGTTAAAGAGTACTCAAATAGCCCATAAAGTTAAAGTTAAAGACAGTAAGAGTAAGTAATTCCCATTTCAGCACACACAACCAGCCCCATGTTTAACTACATGGGGCTTATTTATTGTTAAAATAAGTTATTATCAGTAATGGGATAAAACAAACTCCTTCGCTCATACATCTGTAAGGTGTATTGATATAAAAAGAGTATCTACATTTATATCATCAACAGCAAAAACATTTATGAGGAATGATACAATGATTTTATCCGAATCAGTTGATTTGAGTGCACTGGACGGAATGTTTGGTACAGGGGCAGAAGATGTACTGATTGCAGAAGCTGCTCAACCTACTAACATATTACTGGATAATGATGCTTCTAAGGCATTAGACACCCCTGAACCAGAAAAGAAAGTAGTAGCTGATACTAAAACTCCTGTTGCAGAAGTTGAAACAATTGATGATAAGAAACTTGCTAATGTATTAGATGATGCCAGTAACCAACTGGTAGATACTTCAGTAGTTGAAACTCCTGAAGCTGCTGAAAAAGCTGGTCGTCCTAAGACTGATAAAAATGCTATGGTGTCCTACCTGGCACAAAAGATAGAAGCTAATGAATTTGGTATACCTGATGATGCACCTTTCGATGCTAAGAAACAAACGGTAGAACAATATCTTGCTACTCTTCCTGAAAAAGAACTTCATGGCATACTAGATAGTAACTGGAAAGCTAAAGAAGATGAACTACGGGCACAAACACCTAAAGAGTTCTTCGACTCTCTCCCTGACGAATTACAATATGCTGCTGCATATGTTGCGGAAGGTGGACAGGACTTAAAAGGACTTTTCCGGGCACTTTCTCATGTAGAAGAAGTTAAGGCACTTGATCCTGCTAAAGAAGAAGACCAGGTATTAATTGCCCGTAACTACCTGCAGGCTACAGGGTTTGGTACAGAAGATCAAATAGCAGAACAGATTGAAGATTGGAAAGATGCCAACAAAATAGCTAAAAAAGCTACTGAGTTCAAACCTGCACTGGATAACATGCAGAAACAACAGGTAGAAGCTCATATCAGGGTAGCAGAAGAACAAAAACAGCAACAGGCAAAACTAGCACAATTTTACTCAAATAACGTTTTCCAAACCTTGGAAAAGAACGAACTAGCTGGTGTAAAACTAGATAAAAAGTTTGCCCGGGAGCTTGGTAATAACATGGTATCTACAGTACCTGGCCCCTGGAGTGGTAAACCAGTTAACTACCTAGGGTATGGTTTAGAAAAAGCCCAGTATGTAGAACCTGATTATGAAGCAGTTATGATAGCTAGTTGGATATTGAATGACAAAAAAGCTGCTCTTACTGCTATTCGTTCACAAGGTGAGAGTGCTGCTGCAGAAAAGATTACTAAACTGGTAAAATTGAACCAGGGTCTTGGTACATCTGAACAACCTGCTCAACCTGAAAAAGTTGTTAAACGTATTCCTAATCAATCAAATGTACTCAGAAAAGTTAATTAATCACAACTTAAATATATATAAAAATGGCAACGCCGTCCCAAAATTTAAATTCGGTATTCTTCCGTGATAAGGTCTATGATCTCGGAGCTAATATTGACAGTTATCACCTGTACAATATTATGCAAAATGCTAAACCTGATGATCTTGGTATCATAGAGTACTGGTCTCAGATGCAGCAGACAGCAACCCCCCTATACCTCATGTCTTCTTTCGGGGGCAAGAACATAAAGACAGTACAAGATCCAATGGGCCGGTATACCTGGAGTTCCCCTATCATTAATGATATGCCCCACATTACCAGGGACATAAACCCTACTAATACCAAGAAAGGTTTAGCAGGTCAACCTTTCCAGTTGGCATTTAATCGTAGAGCTTTTTCCTACACAGACATTATCTCTTATGATAAGATGTCAGGTTTGGAAATGCGAGTATGCGATAATGAGATCATCTCTCTAGGTAATAACGAGTTCATTTATACCGTAAGGTTGATGAATAACAATAACGGTGTTTATCTTGATAACAAATACCTTACTCCACAAACTTCTTTCTTCCGTAAATCTTCTGTTAAGGCAGTTGATTATGGGGAACGTTACTCAGAAGTATTTACCCGTACAGGTATAAGAGAGTACTACAACTTCGTAGGTGGAGGTGTAGCAAATGCTTCCTACTCTATAAGTAATCGTGCAGAAGCTATGATGAACGCAAAAGGTGTAAAAACCAAGGGTATACCAATGCGTGAGATATGGCAGCTTCATGACACTGATAAACGTGATCCTTCAATAGTATCTATACCAGATGCTGCAGGAAGATTAGGACAGGCAGGAATTGCAAAGGCTATGGAAGAAGGATGGATCACTAAGACCCTGGTTACTTCTATAGAACAAGCAGCTATCACTAAAATGGTAGAAGATGTAGAAAATAACCTTATGTGGGGTCTTGGGGGCAGAACAACTTCCGATGGTCCTGATATGGTAAGGACTACAGTAGGTCTTTGGAGGCAGATGGATAATGCATTTAAGACTGTATATAACATCGGCACATTTACTCCCAACATCATTGAGAATCAGGTTTACAACTTCTTCAGGGGGAGGGTGGACTTTGTAGGTCCAGATCCTGACCGTAAGTTGATCGTACAGACAGGTATTGCAGGTATGCGCCAGATGAATAATGCTATTAAGACAATGGCTATCAATTCAGGTCTGATCATAAATGCTTCCGAAGTTGGCGCAATTACCCGTAAAGGACTTGACCTGGACTTTGGTTTTGCCTACACATCTTATACAATACCTTTCCTTGCTAACCTCAAATTTGTAGTTAATCCTGCACTTGACCCGGTACTAGCTAATGATATAGAAAACCCCTGGGTAGATGGTTATCGTACATCATCTTATTGTTACATCATATGGGATATTACAGATAACCCGGAAGATAACATCTTCTTAATGAAACGTGCAGGTGATGAGGATGATTTTAAGTGGAGGTATATCAATGGTGATACTGACTATATGGGACGTACTAAGGGTTTCCAAAGCTCTGGTGACTTCTCCGGGTACAAAGTTCGTATGACTATGGATCACAAGAGTCTGCAGGTAATAGACAATACAAAGCTACTCAAGATAGTTCCCTACAATGTCGTTACAAAAAAGGCATATGGTGGATAATTTATATATATCTTTGTAAAAAACAAACACCCTGCCTTATAAGTAGGGTGTTTTTAAAAATTTCTATAAAAATAACTAAGTAAGTATAGTACAAAATTGAAAATCTCTTTGTATCTTTGTTCAATGAAAAGAACAGTATATACAGAAGAACAGAGACAAGAGATGAAAGCTCTTTATTTATCGGGATTATCTGCTATTCAAGTTTCTGAAAGAATGAATACAGATAGAGGTACTTTACGAAGAGAGATTAAAGATATGGGAATACTTCGTACTAAAGGAGAAGCTCAAAGGTTGTGTATGGGGATAAAATATGTCAAAAGTGATGCTTTTGATATTCTAACCCCTGAATCACTGTACTGGATAGGTTTTCTGTATGCAGATGGAAGTATTGAAAAAAAAGCACCAACAGTCGGGGTTGCTCTTGCGGAAGTAGATAAAGGTCATTTAGAAAAGTTTAACCAGTTTTTAGGAGGTCAGTTAAATATTACAGACTGTACACCTAAAAAAGAGAATAGAGGACTAAAGGGGCAGATTACTTTTGGAGGTAAGATGTTTAGAGTAAAAGTAGCAGATACTCAACTCTATAATAGATTAAAAGATTTAGGGTTTACTTCTAATAAAACATATAGTATAACCCCTCATGATCTTTTAAAATATTCTAGGGATTTTTGGAGAGGGGTAGTTGATGGTGATGGTTGGGTAGGTCTTTCACATAGCAAAGGTGCTAATAACGATAAACCTGATGCAAAAGTTTACTATTATCCTAAAGTAGGGTTAAGCGGTAATAATAGTACTATAGACGAGTTCTTAAATTTTATAAAGATATCGGGTATAACATGTGCATCTAATACAAAGAAAGCCCCAAGAGAAAATGAGTTATATAGTATGGATTCTACAGGAAAACCAGCAATGCAAATAATGAATTTACTGTATAAAGATGCCACAGTTTATCTGGATAGAAAGTACCAAAAGTATTTAGAGTTATTATCATTACCGAATAATTATTAACTTTTAAAATCACACACTATGCAAATTCAATGTGTTTCTTTTCCAGGGGTTAATGTATCAACAGATACTATATCTTCTTGCGGAGATGCTTCTTTTGATAATATTGCCATTAGTACTTTAGTTTCGGATAACCCACAGTGGTTTATAGATACGGATAGTAATAATAATCAACAGTTATGTACTATTATTCTCCCCACTACAGGAGATATCAGTGCTAGTTTTACTAGTCAGCAAGGTCCATACACAATTACCGGAAACTCATTTGTAGGAGGTAGACCAATTATTATCAGGTAAAATGCGGCAGACTATTAATATTTTCTGTATAGTTACGTGTGTATTAGTTAATACGATACCAAGGTGGATTCCACATATTCCCAGTAAGGAGTTCGGGGATTTCTTCTGTAAGATGCAGGCACTATCGTTTTTGTTAATGGCTATAGGGGCAAACAGTAGAAAAAATAACCAGTATGTTATAATTCTCTGGACTTGGGTTGGATGGCTTGCTTTTAATAACTTCTTTGATGAAGCTCTTGGCAATCCATATAACTTTGATGCGATTGAAAAAACATTTGGAGTTTTAATTACATTATGGACAGTATTCAGAATCATAAAATGCACAAAGATACATACGAAGAAATCCTAGAGTTTTTGTCTAAATGGGGAGCATTTTTAGCTTATGTATCTATAGGGCTGTTAGGAAAGTTTGGGTTTGATATAGTGACCAAAAAACATATCAGCTTTTGGTATGTCTTTGGTACAAGTTGTGTAGCTTTCTGTATAGGCTTTTTGTCTTGGGGATGGTGTACTCAACACACTAATTTTAACCCAGGGATAATAGTACCTTTTGCTTCCCTGATCAGTAGAGATGTTATGCTCTTTGTTACTGTCATAGATTGGAGATATGCTGTTAGTAAGATATTTAAACTAGATATGAAAAAAGATGACTCCGACTCATAATTTTGTATATGCTGATTATACCATACTTGCTATTGCAGGTATTGTTGCTATTATCTTTTTATTTACAAAATGGAATTGGATAAGTAGAGCACTCAGTGAAGGGGATAGTCCCAGTGCTAAAAGACTTTGTGCTTTTCTATTTACCTTAACTACCTGTACATGTGAAATTATCAACACTATTAAAAAACAGGAGTTTGTAGATGGGCATATGTATGCCTTTCTTGCATTTATCTTACTCCTTCTTGGGGTAGCTACTGTAGCACAAGTTATTAGTTTATGGAAAGGTAATAGCCCCAATACTACTACTGTAACAAAAACTGATGTATCTTCGCTAGAGATAAAACAACCAGTATGAAAATCACCGATCTAGATATTATTTCAGAACTGGCATTAAATAATGTTGACCTTATTAATAAGGCAAACAACATGAAACAAGCATACTTTTTTAGCCAAGATGATTTCTGCCATTGGTATATGATACCAGTAGAAAAACGCGAATTATGGAATGAGCTTTCACAGATGGATTTAGATGAAGGCGACAACTATCAACGTTGGCAAGATGCAGACTTTGATGATTATCGAACTGGCGGCGGCATAGGCGACATTGAATTTATACCGACAAAACAACCATGAGTGATATGACGATAACTTCTGAAACAACATTTGATCGATTCCGAATAAAATTCGATGGAATAATTCAAATGTCTATCAAAAGAGATATAGAATCGTTTCAATCATGGCAGGTAGACAGGACATATTATGCTATTGAGATTCAAACGAAGGATGCAACAATACTGTACGAATATGACAGTAAAGAAAAGTGGGAAATGATTATATCAGAAATGGAAAAACATAAAATAATATAATAAACAAAACAACTATAACATGAAACAACTATTCTACATCTCAGTTATCTTATGTCTACTCTCGGGGTGCATAGGAGCAAAGTTTTCTCACAGTTCCCATGTTACAGCAACGGTAACTGATAATACACAAAAGGCTGTAGAAGCAAAAGTAGATGATCAAAAAGCTACTCATATACAAGAGGAGACTGCAGATACTACAGTTGGTATTACTGGTTCTAACGGTTCTGATACAACAACTGCTAACGTTATTACTATTTCTACCGGGGTAATTACGTATAGTTCTAAACCCCTAAGAGCAGTTAAGAACGTACAAAATGCAACTGCAGTTGCTATTTACGATCATGGTAAACTTATTCTTAACTTGGTAGTTCGTGACACAACCTTTAAATTACAGTTTGATAAAAAGGATATAACTATTAATGATCATAAAAGGTCTAATATAGATTCATCTTCTGCCAAAAAGAGTAATGTCAAAACAGATGTTAAAGGTAGTACTTCCGTAAGTGTTTCTCTATTCTCCGTGCCCTGGATAGGATGGGTAGGTGGCATATTAGTGGGGGTATTACTAGGATGGATAGTATGGGGTAGAAAAAAGAAAAATTAAATAGTTAACTCTTAAAAATTAAATATATGTCAATCAATTTCAGAACACTCCTTACTAATGCTAAGACAGAATTAGCGAACCTGGAACAAAAGGTAGATACAGGTATTGTAGACATTACTCTATCTGCTACGAATATAGTAGATAAGTTTGCTAATCTTGTACAGAATGCAACTACTATAGAACCCGTAGTTATTGCAGACCTGGAAAGTCCTTTTGTTACAGAAATAGCTTCTTTACTACCAAATGGTACTACTTATCTGAATGAGATCATAGCAGTACTTAATCGTGTTGCTCCTTATCTTAAAAATGCTGTAGGTGATGCCACCATCTTTAATGGTGCTCTTCATCATCTTGCTGCAGAGATTACCAGTATTCTTGATGGTAGTGTAAAAACTATCGATGAATATATTGATGATGTTCAGCAATTATTTTTACCAGCAACAACTTAAATAGTTGTATAATAAAATAATCCGTTATACCTTTGGTTTTCAAACCAAATTATTACTTTATGCCTGACTTAGAATTAGAAGAGTTAAAAGCCCCAAAGATCAATAGGGTAAGAGGTCGTATAGCCATTAAGCCTTATTCATCAGGAGAGGAGAAGATGGGTCTTGAAAAGTATGGGGAAGCATTATTCCCCGGTACATTTCAGTATGACCACATTGGACTTACAGAAAAGAATGGTTACAAAACCTATATCACAGGTCTTGATGAAAAAACTGCAGAGGTACAAAGATTGCCAGATGCTGAAAAAAGAGCAAAGATCAGAAGCATACGTGAGGTTGTTACATACCTGGAAAATACCATAGCTAATAACTATGATGTTTCCAAGGAGACCTGTTTTGAAAAGTATGGTACTCCGGAAGATGATTTTTGGAAGAAGGTAACTACTTTTAATAGTACAGGACCTGATAAGTTTGATGCTAAAGGTGATCGTATTGAGACTTACTGGGATAAAGTAGAGTTGAAGATCAGTAATGATGGTAAAGAACTTGATCTTACTAATCCTCACGATCTTGTTATTTTTCATGCTATAGAAGCGGGTGGATTATCATTAGTAGCCCCCTCTATGCAGATAGCTATTAATGAACCTGGGTATAATTTCTATCTGGACCAACCAGAAGAAACTTCAGATATCAAAACGAAGTTTAAGAAACTACGTAATAAGGCTGGCGGGTATATGGACACCATGTTAACCAATGACCAGAATAAACTATTTTATATAGCTAAACTTACTGCTACATCGGGGGCATCTATGTACAAGAAAGGTGGTCCTAACTATACTCCTGCAGATCAGATGTATGACGATGTGTGTAATTACCTGGATGGTAAAACTGTAGAACATGATACCCGGGTAACTGTTCAGAGATTTCTCGATTACTACGATATGCCGATAGACGCATTACGTGTAAGAGCTATTGTTAAAGATGCTACAGAAATGCATCTTATCGAACCTAAAGGGGATGGGCAATTATACTATCTCAAGATGGATGTTCCTATGGGAAGGACTATAGAAGATATAGTAGAATATTTGAAAAACAAACTTAATGAATCTGTTCAACTTAGTTTAGATAAGGAAGTTGAACGCCACTGGAGAGAATAATGACCAACCAGACCATTCAACTGAAATTGGAGCAGCGGGTGAACAAATTGAGTTCGTTCGATTATGCTAACCTTGAACCCTTTATGGAAATAGAGGCTTTTAACAAAGGTATGGATGAATGGGTCAGGAGACAATTAGAGGGAATAAATCAGACAAAAACAGGAGCAGAGGCATCTACCAGAAGAATAGATGATCTGCAATGTTTACTTAGTACCTGGACAGGTAACTTTACCGATAAAGGATTATACTGGCAGTCTGATTTATTCCCTACTGATTACCTGGAATGGTGCAGAATCAGTGCTTGTGCACAAGATAGTTGTAATACTTGCCCCCCAAGACAGTTGACTATCTATGAAGGTAATGAGGCCGATGTAGATACATATCTCCCTGATGTTAATAGACAACCTTCCTACGCATGGGCAACTACCTTTTCGACTGTCATGGGGAATACTTTTAAGATATGGACCAATGATGAGTTTAATATAGTAGACCCATTAGTTATTTACTATCACAGACCTGTACATATACAAATAGCAGGTGCTACTAATCCTGATGACGGTACTACTTCTACGGTAGATGTTCTTTGTGAATTACCGGATAACGTTATAGAACTGATCATAGATGATGCTGCTGCTATTCTTTCTATGGACTTAGATAACTATAACAAGAAGCAAGTACTTTCTCAAAATGCTGAGTTTAACAACTAACTTTCGCTATTATCTTAACCTGTTCCAGGAATTTATTTTCTGAAAGATTTCCCATCATAGTGAAACAGGTATTGCATATTGTAGTATCTGTCCTAAGTAAAGTGCTTGCACAAAAGATGCAGGGTTTTTTAATAGCTTTTAACCATTTTTCCTTAGTTAGTTCTCCACCTTTTCTTTTGTAATTACTATATGCCTTTGTGATATCTTTTTCCTCCTGGGGCTTTTTATTATTCTTTGCCCGTATCTCAGTAGCTTTTTTAGTAAGACAACCACAGCTATCTCTATTATGTAAACGATACCCTGCAAGACTGATAGTCCCACCACACTTACATTTACATAACCATACACCTCCTTTATTCTTACCATCAGAATCTATTAAACATTCCATTACAGTTAACAGCCCAAAATGCTTTCCTTCATATTTTGCTTTAGTTCTCATTTTTATGTTCTTGATTAAGAATTAAAGATAACTACTAAAACTGAATTATTTTTAGTAATGGGATGAATATTTGTAAGGTGTTTTCAATAACTATTCATATCGGGGATAGAACTTAATACTAATTTTATGAAAGCTAAAACAATATACACATGCTACCAGATAGTTTTCAACCGTACCTGTTAAACAACCCAGTTAGCAACACTGTTAACTACACAACTTCAGGAACTACAGATCTTCTTACCAAAGGGCAACTTGGTATATTTACATGCCCCCCGCAAACAGGAGTTTATGGTACTGCAATTAGTGCAGCTACTTTAACACCATGTATCATTGCTTCTGGGTCATGGCATTTAATAGATCAGATTACTCCGCTATGGGGGGGTTTACAAGAACCTGACTATACCAAGATCATAGATTGGTCCAGGGTAACTGCCTTTATCTATACCCAAGCACAGGCACCTCAAAATCAGGTATCGGTATTTGGTTGGAATCTTACCTCTGGTTCTACAGTAGGGCCAGCTTTCCAGTGTGGTACTACCTATCAATTTCAGTTAGAGTTACTTGGTGCTCCTGCTCTCCAGTTTCTGAACCATCAATATTATAAATCATTTACAGCATTTTCAGGATGTTGCGGTACAGGATGTACTTCTGGCTGCACTACCAGTAATGTGGATGCTGCATCAGTAATGTTGCAGTGGAAGGATGGTATTACACAAGATCCTTATGAAACCAGCTTTATCTATCCCCAGGTATTCATACAAACATCAGCAGGTACAGCAGTAGAAGTATTCTCTGCATATGATGTGATTAGGGCAACTGCAGGTACTTATGGTACACCGCCTCCAGGTACTCCAGGTAACGCCGCATTACAGACTGCTGTATTAAATGCAGGTGCGTATGTACCTAATACATCTAATCCTATATCTGTTGTTGCGGGGTTACAGATAACTGTAGCATATGTACAGACCACTTTTGGGACTTGTACTTTCTCTCCAACTGATCTATATACAATAGAACCGCTTTACGTAGAAGGTTCATTGTTCTCACAAACTGCTGATCCTTGTGTAATAAACACTACTATTGATACATCAGTACCTACTATGTGGACACAGATTACTGCTCCTTTACAGGTTCGTGGTATAGGTCAGCAAGTTGCCCGTAACTTAATAGAGTGGAATAGGTACAAACAAGAGGATTTCCCCGATAACCAATGGGTAGGTAGCTTAAGGATGAGGACTATTGAGGATGATTGGGTTATGCCTAATGTTGCTCTACAGGGTCTATACGATAGTTTGTATCTAAAGTTTAACGTATTCCGCCCATATAATAGCCAGTCTGTTACAGATAATGATGAGTATGCAATAACAATCTATTTCCCAACAGGTACGGTGATCACACCATTTACCACTTTGATAAATAGCTGTTTGACGTTATCTGCAAACTTTATACAGTTACAGACTATATAAAAAGTAAGTATTTATAAACAGAGGGAGAAGGATAAAAACTCCTTTTCCCTCTTTTAATTTCTAAAAATAGTGGCAAAACATATCTTACAACTTGAAGTTCCTCCGGTATACAATGAAGGTATTTTCATTGTAGAGGATATTTCTATATATGCTGCTAATATTCCTGTAACCTGTCAGAACCTACAGATAACCCCTCCTGGTTATGGCACACCTACTATAATCAGTATTACCCAACAGAACTTTCGTTTAGTACTTAATGCCTGTACTATAGGAGTAGCTGCTCCCGGGGGATGTAATGATATATGCCCTAATCTGCCAGATGGCATATATAACCTGCGATATTCTGTTTCCCCCAATACTCAGGTATGGGTAGAGTATCAATACCTTAGGATCACCCATGCTATAAATAGGCTAAACCATCTTTTGTGTGAAGTTGATCTCGGGGATTGTTTACCTGATACAGAAACAGAGTATTATCTTAAGAATATAGATACTATACGTAACTACTTAATCAGTGGACAGGTAAATGTGAATGATAAACACCAGTGCGAAGACGGTATTAATCAATACCGTTATGCATTGGCTCTTATGGAAAAGATGAGTAGGCGTAAACCAAATTGTGTAAATTATTAGTATATGGCATTGTGTCCGAGTTGCCGAACTGATTGTTGCAGTTGTACAGGTTGTAGAGAAATGACTACCAGTTCAGGAATTAAATGCTGTAGTAAGTGCTACACAGGAGTAGAAAGAAGTTCACAAGCTATAGTACAAAGTACACAAAACGTTAGTATGCAACAGAGTTTGATACAAAGTATAGAACAACTTTTAAAGAATAGAAACAGTGGATAATTATAGGAAAGAGTTACGATCAATTAACAGTGACTACACCAGTCTCTATTTTGCTATGTATATGGCAGGAGAATGGGGGGTTAAGGTTGGTTATGATCCTGTTTCCTATTATGCTATTAATCGAAAGAAAGTACTTGCTGATTGGCAGAAAGAATCTGATTGTCAAAACACTCTTTGTAAAATTGCACAGAATACTATCGTAAATATCATTGCTTATCCTGTTTATGGAGGGTCGCCATTCCCCCAGGTAGATAGTGCCTATGAGAGTAAGGGTTGCTATAACCCTATACAGAATGTTAACTTACAAAGTGTTCAGGTAGTTTTACCTTCACCTAATACTCCTGTTTCATCATTGATTATAGAACAATTTACTGTAGGTAATGTAGGTGGTCCTATTAATGGGTCTAGTACATTTTTACCGATTAACAGTACTACAGGATTACCATTACTGGAAGGTAAGTCAGTATCTATAGAACTTTCGGGATATGGACCGTTAACTAATACTGTAGACTATTCTTTCAATAGCACTACAGGAGGTATTACATTACTTGGAGGAAGATTATTTAACACAACAGAGACATATACAATTACAGCATACTAATGAGATACTACTTAATTATCATATTACTTTTCATATCCTGTTTTGTAAAGGGGCAGCAACCTTGTTTGCCTTCTTCTAACTATGGTAATACCTGGAATAGAGGAACGTTTTCTTTAGGTCTTGGTATACCTGTGTATGCATCAGTTCCTTCTGTAGGAACCTTATCTTGTAATGGGGTTACAAATGGCCTGGTTTATATAAATAGCAGCAACAATACTTTTTACTACTATTCTAATGGGGCATGGTATACTGGTAGTGGGGGAGGGAGTGGAGTAACTAGTGTGTCCGGAACTACTAACCAGATAAACAGCACTGGAGGAACTACACCAGTTTTATCGTTATATACCAATGGTATATTACCCGGAACATGGAACTTAGGAACCCCATCTGCTTTAGTTGGTACTAACGAAACAGGATTACCATTAACTACAGGGGTTATTGGCATACTTCCTATTGCTAATGGGGGAACTAATAGCTCTGTGCAAACAAGTATCAATACTACACCTATAACTTATGGGTCTAACAATACTATCAGTGCTACTCCTATAGGAAGTATGAATGTGACTGCAGGTAATGGTATAACGGTAAGTGGTAATACTTCGCAATCTTTATCTGGAACACCTTCTTATTCAGTAGCTATAACCAATACTACTGTAACTCCCGGTACTTATGGTAGTTCTACTTCTATACCTGGGTATACGGTAAATGCTCAGGGTCAAATAACCGGAGTAACATCATATAGTATAACATCAGGTGGATCTGGTACAGTAACAAGTGTTTCATCCGGGAACTTATCTCCGGTATTTACATCATCTGTAACAACAAGTACGACTACCCCTGTCATATCTTATTCACTAACTCCAATATCAGCCAATACTATCTTAGGGGGAACGTCATCCGGTGCTCCTTCATATTTTAGTCCTATATTAGCATCATCATTATTTAATAATCAGGGAACTAATACAACTCTTTTACACGGCAATGCTTCAGGTAATCCATCCTGGGGACAAGTTGTTACAGGGGATATTGCTAATAATGCAGTAACTTATGCTAAATTACAACCAGCATCAACTAATGAAGTTCTCTTAGGTTCTGGTAATACTACAGCATATCAGGAGATACAAATAGGAACAGGTTTGACATATAATACAATGACCCAAGCTATTAATGTTGCCCCTGTATCTTTGGTTACTAGCGTTACAGGAATTTTACCTACAGCAAATGGAGGATTGAATAAATCAACTACAACGCAATATGCTATTCCTTATGCAACTTCATCGACAGTTTATGGAGAAATACCCATTGGTAGTGCGAACCAAATGCTTGAAGTTAATACTGGTGGAACTGGATATGTTTGGGTAAACCCTGCAAGTGGTACTGTAACTAGCATAACAGCAGGAACTGGGTTATCTGGAGGAACTATTACTACATCCGGTACGATATCTATGCCGTCTGTAGGAACATCTGGAACTTATGGAAGTAGTACGACGATACCTGAAATAACTACAGATGCGCAAGGTAGAGTAACATCGGTAACTACTGTTAACATCGCTCCGGCAGCACAAACACTAACCGTAAATACTACCCCAATGACAACGGGTAATGCTTATACTATAACAGCATCAGCGAATACATTAACAACAACGACACTTAACCCGACTGTGGTAACCTCTTCTTTAACAAGTGTAGGAACTATTGGGACTGGTACATGGCAGGGAACTAAATTAGACATAGGATATGGTGGTACAAACGCCACTACAGCAACAAGTGTTAACGCTACCCCTATTACCTATGGATCAAACAATACCATTACAGCGGCACCCTCAGGTACAGCAGGAGGTGATTTAACGGGGTCTTATCCAAACCCCACGATAGTTACCGTAAACGCCTCACCTGCCACATATACCTATTCTACAGTTACTGTAGATTCTAAAGGACGGGTAACATCGGCATCAAGCGGAACAGCCCCAACGACATATACCAGTACGTACCCGATAAATATTTCGGGTGGTGTGATCTCAATTACCTCACCCGACAGTAGTGTTGCCTACGTGGCAAGCCTTACCCCCTATTCGGCAGTCGCAAATAGGGTGATCCCCATCAGCTATGAAATAAATGCAGCATCGGGAGCCATTACGGTAAACAATCCTGCAGGGAGCTGGCAGAACAATCAGGCATTATTTATCACCTACCAAGACAACGGAACCGCAAGAGCGATCACTTACGGAACTAAGTTTAAACCGGGGGTATCGCCTACCGCATTGACACCAGCAGCCACAACGGTAATAGGGCAGGTTATCACTCAGCAGTGGATATACAATGCTAATAATAGCGAATTTTTTGCGGTTGGTCAACTTTATACGACATACTAATGAGACTAAAACTATTCATATTACTATTGTGCCTTAGTGGGTCTGTATCAGCCCAGGTTATTACTTCATTTTCTGGAGATGTAACTATTTGTGCTGGACAAAATGCATCCTACGTAGTAACGGCAAGTCCTATAGTTGGTGGAGATGTACTTACCTACCAATGGCAACTATCATTAGATGGCGGAAGTACATTTAGCAATCTTACTGGTGCTACAAATACAACTTATTCATTAACATCTGTACCATATAGCGACAACGGTAATTTTTATCAGGTAGTTGTTACCGAAACAGGGGTTTTTAATTATACAGAGAGTTCTTATGAAGATGATGGATATACAGGTAACTTAACTGTAAATCCTACACCCGATCCTATAACTGGAACAGCATCAGTTTGTTCTGGCTTCACAACTACATTATCTGATGCAACATTAGGTGGAACTTGGAGTAGTAGTAATACTACAGTAGCTACATCAGGAGCAACAACAGGAATTATTTATGGTGTATCATCTGGAACTACTGTTATTACATATAATGCATCTGGATGTACTATAACCACTTCGTTTCTAGTTAACCCTGTTATTACAGGAACATCATTTATAATTTGCGGGACATCTACAACTACATTATCATCTGGTTTTACAGGTGGTACATGGGCAAGCAGTAGCGCACACATAACTGTAAATTCAACATCTGGGTTAGTAACAGGAGTATCTACAGGAACTAGCACAATAACATATACAGCATCCGGCTCGCATTGTTCAACAACTCAAACATTAACAGATAACGCAACTCCAGTTATTACTGGAACTTTTACTATATCCGGAACTGGAACATCTGCACTTGCTATCAGTCCTGGAGTTACAGGTGGAGGATGGGGTATAGATAATACAGCTATCGCAACAGTAGGATCTTCATCTGGAATAGTTACTGGAGTATCCGCTGGAACTACAACTGTTAGATATACTACTACAGGAGTAGGATGTAATGCATCGCAAGTAATAACAGTTATATTTGGTTCAGCACTTGTATTGTGGTTTATGAGACCTTAACAACAGCTTGGTTATAAATAAAAATGTTGATTATAAAATAAAATTATGGAACCTGTAACTACTAATATTACCAGCAAAAGTTGTCCTGATCCTATTGGGTCAAATTGTGTCATACTCAGTACCCAATTGCCAGGGTTAAACTTATGTGCAGGTGCTTCTATAACAGATGTATTAAATAGTCTGGTAACACTTGTTAATAGCTCAAATACTACAGGACCTTGTGCTGCTGCAGGATGGAAAGACTTTAGTGCAGGTATTCCTACTTCTGGTGCAGGGGCAAATTGCACATGGTCATTATTTGGATTACAGAATTTCTTTACGGATAGTGGTGCTTTTTTAGGTGTGACTTGTGATAACCCTATGTATAAGTTCACTAATGAGGGGGACCTGAAATTACGGGGGTGTTTCGATATAAACTTTAATACTATTTACCCCGGGGTAGGATCTGGAAGTGTTGGGGATGTTTTAATAAACTTGTGTACAGTTTCAACAAGCTGTTTACCAACTACATTTACTAAAGCACAGGTAAGACTAATAGACTCTATTGCTATACCTAACCCAGGACAACAGAATAGTTATTTATATCTTAGATTCTATGCTATTATAAACCCTGGAGGACTACTGCAAGTTTTGATAAACTATGATGGGCCTCCTTCAAATATTTCATACAACTATCCTATAACACTTGGTGCTATAACTTTTAATCTAACTTAATATGAACAATACACCTCCTCAATATGTATCTAATTTTCCTTTACAACTTTCTAAGAATCTTAGATTCCAGGATAGTAATGGCAACATTGTTACGCAACTTTATCCAGTAGGATATCCTGCAGATAGCCCCACTACAGGATATATATCATTAATAGGTGCTTCTCTTAGTACTCAGATCGATAATTATAACCAGGTAGTTGCATTACTTAATACATATAACACTGAAATTACTACCCTGCAAGCATCTGTACTTGCTATACAAACTTCTGGTGCAACTGCTATACCACAGGTTAATGCAGGATGTTTAAGTAGTCCTGTTAACCAGGTACTTCCTATAAATGTTGTAGTTGCAAATGCAGTTGCTAATATATGTGGGTATAACAATGTTCTTGGTACTACTACAGCACTTTCCCAGGCAATTGCTGCACAACCAACAAATCTTAATAGTTTACCTGCCTTTTCACAGAATAGTACTATGTCAGGGCTATCGGGGTGGAATACTAATCCTACTACTATTGCTGCTTCTGAAAGTAACCAATGGATAGCATATGGGGACGCAAGGGCAGGTATCACAAATGCCCTTGCTGCTATTACTCCTACTTGTGCTCAGGTTAAAGTTGCATACCAGGCAGTATTGATATCAGGACCTGTTATTAACCTATACTTCAATGGGTACACATTCATACCTACTGGTTTTGGGGATAGTCAGAATCAATCCCAGATAAAAATTACCGATGCTTCTGGTAATAATTATCAACAAGCCTTTAGTATTACAGCAGCTTCTTTATCCAATACTCCTATTAGTATATCTACTTCTGGAACTACTCTTTCTCCAACATCCAGTTCTTATACAGTTCAGGTTACTTCTAATGTTAGTAACCCCACTACAGGTCAAAGTTGCAGTAAGGTAGTGATCGAAACCCTATACACTGCAAGTTCTACTCCGGGGGGAATTGGGTATGACGTAACTAACTATAACCAACCAGTTACATCAGGAACTACTGCTATAACTGCTGTTAGCGGATTATCCTACACTCCAAGGTTTGCTACTATAGTTGCTAAGGATAATTACGATGCTACATATATACTTAGTAAAGCACCGTATTTTTCATATATACTTGGTGGGGTAGTTATAAACTTTGGTCAGGCTATTTCTGTAGCAGGAACAGCAAATATTGACATAATCACTTTTAGATAAACTTACTATGTGTAACTGTAATAATTCATATCCTTGTAATAATTGTGCGAATGGGCAGAGTTGTAACTGTCCTCCTGATTATTCTATAACTCCGGCACCTGTATTATGCCAGTGTTGCCCCCCGGGGGCTACATATACTCCTCCTTCATTAGGATATCCAAGTGGTCAGTGCACTGATGGTAATGGTAATCCTGTAACACCTATTCCTTGTGGATCATGTGTAGATAGTACATATACAGATTGTGTTACCTATCAGGGGAATGGCATCAACTGTTTTGGTATTAATAGTGGGGATAGTGTAACAACGATGTTCCAAAAGATGTGTAACACATTAGCTGGTACAGTATTATCACAGATCAGTACAAGTGCTTCCTTACAAGCTACCTTATGCAATATTGTATCTGCTTGTCCTCCGGCAACTAAGGGTACTCCTATAGTTACTGTAAGTACATGGTGTTGTGCTCCTGCTACTTCAGGTGGTGCATATATCTATAACTTACCTGGAGCTAGTGGTCAATGCCCTGTATCGGCTTTCCCTAATGGTTGTTGTATACAGGTAGGAACAGGAAACGTATTACCTCCAGTACCTTGTTAATAAAAATATTAAAGATCATATAATTATGGCAAATTTTGTAATAACGGTAGCAGTAGATAATAACTCAGGAACAACTGCATACAAATATCTTTACCGGGTATCTGGTACATCTCTATGGACCACCTTTCAGACTTCAGGGGGAACAGCAACCCCTGTAGGTTTTGTAGGAATAGATAATACGCTATATGATATACAGGTAGTTAATGTATCAGCTACTCTTGGAAACCCCACATCAGCTATTATCCAGGATATTCACTTTACTGACCCCGGTCCTGTAATCAGTCCTACTAATAGTTCGGTAGGGTATTACTTTGGTAATTTAGGTGCTTCCATAACTGATTATGTATGTACTCTATCACTTTTTAGTGCTCCCGGGGAGATTATAGCAACACATACTTTATCTCCAACAACATTGATATCAGATACTTTTGTAGGACTATCATCTAATACTCAATACTACTTAACTATTACTCCTACAGCCAATCAGTTTTCCAAGACATTTATATATACATTTACTACTAGTATTTTATCAAGTTGCCCTGACCCTCAAAACATTATAGTAACATTAGCATAAATTAACGATTATGAACTTAGGTTTAACTTGGACTAATCCTGCCCCTTTACCTGCTTGTGGATATAATATCCTGTATAGGCAGCAAGGATATCCTATATATAGTACAGCAACTACTTCCGGAACTACATCAGGTAGTACTTCTGTAACTATTCCTGTACTTGCTCCTGCTAATTATGAAGGAGTCATACAGAGTAATTGCTGTTCTGGTAACAACTCCCCAGGACAACCTTTTGGTATAAATAGTTACCTTGGGTTCGGTTTACAAATTATTCCGGAACCAGGGCAAAACTCTTACTACAAAGCTATTATTAGTTCTGTATACGGAAACCCTTATGCTACGTATATATCAGGAAACTTTTTATTAACCACTACTTCGGGAGCTACATCCGGAACCACTACTGTAAACTTTACCAATCTTATATACCCTGCAGCTAGTATTAATACAAGTGCCACAATTGCCATATCCTTACCAACTGCTAACACATACTCTATATCTAATATCGTAGTTACTGCCGTAACTCCACAATTCGACTATGGCGGGGGATTACAACAGTTTGATGCCTTACTTACACCTGAATACTTTGGTTTCTATTTTGGTACTAAAGCCCCCTGGAATGGTTCTCCTTTATCCCATGCCTCTTTTGTGTTATCTAATTTTCAGGTAACCCAACAGGATGTTAACAATAATGCATTGGTAGGTAATCTTGCTATATCATGGATACAAGGTAGCTTATTTAGTGGAGGTACTGGAATTTATGATAATGTAACACTCGCAGTCACTGATCCGGCTACTTCTGTAGTGGGGGCAGTATCTTTCCCTCAATCCCCTTTAGGACTAAGGAATAATACTATTACCCTAACCAGAACTAATTCAAGTTATCCATTAACATCGAGTACTCTATTTACTATTACAGCTACCTGGGCAAATGGTAGTACCATTAACACAACAACATTTTATCTTCCACCAGCAACTTTATAAAATTTGAACTATGGGTAATCCTAATAATCCACCACCAGAAGGTTTTCTGGAAAAACTATGGTGGTGTGTACAGAACATAAATATCTTAAAAGGTAGAGTTAATGGTATATCTACTAGTACAAATACCTCTGGGAGCACAAGTACCCCAACCTTACAACAAGTACTTACTGAAGGTAATCAGACTACAGATAATATGTATTTTGGACCATCTACAGGAAGCACTCCTTACCGTTCTGTACAAATAGGACAAAATCTTGCTCAAGGAGATGGGTCTGGTGATATACGAGTATGGAGTGTGCCTAACTCACAGGGAGTATACTATTATGCTGTTCACACTTATGCATCAGATGCTTTATCCCAAGCTGCTATACATATGGCAGCAGGTCCTTCTAATGGGTTTAATCCTTATTTTTCTGCATTAATGCAAGTCACACAAACCTCTGTAATTATATCCTTACAGGATACTGCAAGCAACTCTCTGAATATAACACAAACAGGGATGCAAATAATAGATGTAACTAATAGTGCAGGTAACTCAGTCACGGTAACGAATAGTATACTTGGTAGTAATCAAATACAATACTTACCTAATGCTACAGGTATCATCAGTGTTGCAAATGCTGGTAATAGATTAACAGGGCAGATAACAGCGGTAAGTGGTGTATTAAGTGGTAGTGTAGCTGCTGTAGATGCAAGTTATGTGCTTTCTGCTAATGTTAATATCACTACAGCTACTTTATTTAGTTTTGGAGTAACTATAAACTATACAGATGAGACTAACACAGCTAGAGTACAAAATCTCAGCTTTAGTAATCTTGCCGGAACTATTTCTACAACTCTTACAAATGCTGGTGGGGCAGTTCCCTATAATGGTATACCTGTACATATCAGATGTAAAGCAGGTACAAACCTGACTGTTCAAACAACAAGTGGTACATATACAACAGTAGTTTATAACATTGAAGCTACCTGTACACAAATTAGGTAGGTGCTATGTATCAGATGTATTAATGTATAAGGTTTATTATAACTAAGTAAACAAGGTTTTATAACTTTACTTGTATGAATGAGCTAAAAGATTTTCCAGGTGTAGATAAGACAGCTCCCCGGTACGAAAAGAAGTACCATGATGTACTTAGTATCAGAAGTCACCATAATGGAGTGAATGTTACAACCGGAGAATTTTACAAAGAGCTTAAGAAACAAGACCCTGCGTTAAGTAGATTTACTAACAGAGAGATTAAGTGTATTATTAGAGAGTTTAATAAGTCTACCTGCACATTAATGGTAGAGCATAAGGATGGTATAACCTTACCTTTACGTATGGGGAATATGATGGTCGCTACTCTTGGTAAAAGGACTAAAGCTGTTGATCTTAAAACCTCTGACGAACTAGGTAAATTTGTACACTTTAAAAATGCACACTCAGAGGGATATGGGGGAGGGATATTTTATAGTGCTCAGTGGAATGCTGACTATTTCTCCTACACTAAGAATATGTATCAAAATGCTCAGTTCTGGGCATTTGAGATGGGTAGAGATCTTAAAAATAAGATAGCTGCTGTATATAAAGTAGACTGGAAAAGATATTGGTTTATGTCTTCTACACGTAGGATAGTAGATATAGTAGAGAGTTATCGTAAGAAGAATTACCGTAAGAAAATACAGGAAAAGATTAAAGAAGATTATAACGAGTTTGAATTTTAGTTTATGAGCATGTTGGTAATTGGGGATGTTTGTTCCAGGTTACGGGGTTTGATAAAAGCCAACCGTCAGGATGCCTTTATCACTGACCGATACTTATATTCATTATTTCGTAAACATGCTTCTTTATCTATTAAGAGATTAGATGAAAAAGGTAGATTAATGGCATTTTCATCTGTCTTTGAGACACTTGACTGGGTACAACTGGAGGAATGTGATTGGATAGAAGCTGGTTGTAGAGGGGTTAAGAGTTACAGGACTTTCAGAAAGACTACATTGCCCATACCTGTATTTACAGAAGGTAAGTGGGGACCTATGGTAAGATCGATAACTTCCCTGGATGGTTCTACTCCCTTTCAACTTACTTCCCTGGATAATTATGTAATTCTTTCTAACCAGAAAAACTTTAAGTACAACAAGACTAAGTATTGTTGGTATCTTAATGACCGCATATACTTTCCTGATGTGGACTATCCTGCAATTCGGATAGAGGGGATGTTTGAAGAAGATATCTCTATTTTTAAGTGTAACTACGATGATAAGTGCAAACCAAGACAACAACAATCACTAAATGTTCCTGATCATTTATTAAGTGAAATTGAAGCCAATGTATTAAAAGACCTGGGCTTTAGTCAGCACATACCAAGTGATCAGGAACATGATAATATAAATATTAATAGATAAGATGGCCGCTATCAAAGAAGTCAGCTACCGCACGTTCGATGAGTTACTGGATTCAGTCCGACTGGATCTCTCATCCTTTAACTCTGCTGGTGATATAGATGCTGCAAATCTTATCAAAGTAGCACAAAGGATTAACTGGGAACTTGGTTTACGTATACGTACCATGAAGGAAACTATGCTTGAGGTTGATCACTTTAAGGCAAAACTTCCTGCTGATTTTTATCAAATGAACCTTGCTCTAATTTGTCATAACTACAGGCATGTACAAAATGCTCCCTGGAATGGGCATGTGCTTTTAGAACAGGTAGTACCTTCTCCTACTAGTCCTGGCACATTACCCTCACCTTCCGGTACTGTATTTTGCTGGACAATTACCTTAACTGAAAATATTACCTGTGTTCCATATACCTGTAGTGGCAGTACTAGTCTTGGGGTACAGGATGCTAATGGTAACTGGTCAATTAAATGTTTTACAAGTCCTGGTGTAAGTACTATCTGTGCACAAAATGTTATGTCAGGGTTTACTCCTGCGGGTATTGCCTGTGTAATTGGTCCTAAAGATAGTATAGTTAAAGGATTAGGCTGTTATGTAAACCCGGACGGTACATATTCCTGTTCCCCACCTACCCCCACTACAACTTGTGATATCTGTAATATTACTCATATTGGGGATTGTCCTGAGTTAGTTACTAACCCTTACCCACTAGGAAAGACACGATCTATTTGTAATGATACTATAAATATTAAGATCCTCCAATACTGTGAAAGTGAGGTAAGATGTTATGAACAGTTTGAAAGGCTCTACATAGAACCATTCATTCAGGCAGATGCTTTTTCCAGACAAGGACAGTTTAGAGATAGTAGACACGAAGGAAGGTATCACGGTTCTATAAACGGTAATTTTTTGGAAGTACCCGATATGGAATGTACTAAGGTATATATCAACTACCTCGGGGGGATGGAAGATGATGATGGCAACTTACTTGTCCTGGACCATCCGGAGATCAACCAGTACTATACCTGGGCGATTAAGGAAGTTATCCTGGAGAACCTGTATCTCAATGGTGAAGATATGGGACAAAGAGTTAGGTATGCACATGATAAGAAGGAAGAGTATCGGTATCAGGCATTATCTATATCTAATATGCCTAATTACCGTGATTGTATCAAAACTATTGAAACTATCAGAAGGAACCACAACCGACAATATTGGCATCCGTTAAGTAGATATTATGGTAGGATTGGACATGCTATAAGAGTAGATCAATTATAATGGCAGAGAAAGAAGAACAACAGCAACAGATTCCGGGTACTACTACGCAACTTGCTGGTGGGTTATATAAAGATGCCATAGATGGTCAGGAGAAACAACATAGTTATACTCATGCCAGAAATGCCACAATAGTACTTCCGGATGGTCAAACGGGTAGTGGGGTACATACAGAGTGCGGGAATATTATGGAAACTGTTATCCCCTATACCCTAATAGGTTCTGTACTACTTACTCAAGATCAATGGATACTTTTTTCTACTAATAATACTTACTCAGAGATTGGACTATACGTAGAAGGTACTGGTATGTATACAACTTTACTCAATGATGTTGCTACCATATCATCAGGTCTCCCGGGGTTGGGGTTTAATACTACTAACTTAATTACAGGAGCTGCCCGTAGAAACTTTGATTGTGGCTTTGATGTATATTGGAGTGATGGGGGGTTAAACCCCGATAGAATGTTAGATACTGCTTTCCTATATCCAAACCCCTGGGTACAAGACTGTACTACTATAGCAGCTTGTATAACTTGTGTAAATACCAACTTAATAGATATAGAACAACTTAGATTATCCCCACAGTTTACTATACCTTGTCTAACAATAGTTAAGGCTCCTGGGGCAGGATCACTACCTAATGGTTCTTACCAGGTATGTATGAGATATGCCATTAATGGTATACCCTGTACTGACTTTGTAGCTCTTTCTAATGTACAATCTACTTTTGCACATAGTAATAACGCAGGGTCACTTATCTTAAATATTTCCGGTATCAGTACTGAAACTACAATAATATTCCCCGAGATAGAAATAGTAGTAATTGCTATGTCTAACTTTCAGGTACAGGCTAAGAGATATGGCATATTTAATAGTACCCTACAGACTATATCTATACCAAATCTTAATCCAGAACTTATAAATATACCACTTACTATCTTACCTATTTCTAATCCTATTATAGATAAGAGCGATGCTATATACAATGTTTCCAACTACTTACTACGGGTTGGTACTTATGAAAAACCTGATTTTAACTATCAACCTCTTGCCAACCAGATAATAGCAAATTGGGTAGCTGTACAATATCCTGGCGATTATTACCATCAGGGGGGTTTAAATGGCTCTCCCATGAATGTGTCTCACCTTATGGATGAGGTATATGCGTACTATGTAAGATGGGTTTATACAACAGGAGATAAGTCAGCTTCCTATCATATCCCGGGATTACCTGGGGGAACACCCGCAACATTATCCTTAGGAGGACCTTCTGTAGGAGATGGTGGGGTAACTATTGCTTCCGGTAGATTTGCAGGGTATTCCTCAGTACTTCCCTATCCTAACAATGAGCCGACTATTTGGGGTAGCCTTTGTGGTCAACCCATCATGCATCATAAATTCCCTAACCAGGCTACTTTTGGTGGTACTATCTTATCTCATTTTAACGGTTATGGTACAGTAAATACTATTACTGTTATGGGTGTGTACTTTGATAATATCCAACCTCCTGTAGATAATAATGGTGTGGTTATTCCCAATATTCAGGGATATGAGATACTTCGTGCGGTACGTGATGGGAATAAAAGTATTATCGCCAAAGGTATGTTTAACCACATGCGGGGGTATACAAACCCCGATGGTTCTCTGGGGCTTTTTCAAAACTATGGATATGATGATCTTAACCCTGATATATATCTGACCACTTCCCAAACTATTGCTACTGTCGGAGGGGTTGACACAGATGATCCTACTAGGGGGAATACTTCTGATACTATCTATAATAACTTAGTATCTTTTCATTCTCCTGATACTTCTTTTCAACACCCTAATCTTGGTACAGGTAATGTAAACCTATACATGGCACTTGCGGGTACTTCTGTAGGTAGTTTTGCAGAAAGTTATAAGCATCCTATGTTTAAGGTACTTACTAATATGGCAACTGTATTAGCTGATTCTATAAGTATTTTAGAAGGGTTATTACTTATACTAAATAGTGGTACAGTAGGTGGTACAAATTTAAAATTAGCTGCTACCAGAGATTTACCAATAGAAATACCTTTAAGTTATGCTGTTGCTCCCGATGGATCATTAGGGGCAACCTCAGATGCTATCTATATAGCAGGACTTGCTGTAGGAATAACTGTAACAGCTATGTTAGCACCTATCCAAATTAAGGTTATATCTCAGCAGATATTGAACATTGTTAATGGTTTAGTTCCTGCACGACAATATGCATGGCAATACGATTCTCATGGGTTTTATGATACTCCGGTAGTTACAGGACAACACTATGAAGTAATGGCTAATTACGAATATGTAAGAGGTCATCTTCAAAGTTTCTCTGATGTTGTAGGTAATAACTATGATGTTAATAATCTCTACCGGAACAACTATGTATTAATGAACATAGATGGTTTACCTAATTTACCTGCTCCATACAATACTGCACCTTTTGCAGATGCCAGTAGATTTACTCTGGGTCAGGCCCCCAATACCCTGGGTATTGCTGATAGTTACGGTAGAGTATTTACAGGAACTGCTTCTTCAACTATAATAGGCCCATATACAGCACCTATAGTTTCCTGGTATGGTGCTTATTGTATTCCTCAACCTGCTCAATACGGTGATGTAGATAGTCCCAAACAGGTACTTATCTCCTGTATGCAGACGTATAGTAATTCCGTAATGTCTACTGGAGTAATCTTTGGTGGGGATATATACATTACCAGGTATACAGAGAAGAACGCAATGATGTTTTTCAATGATTGGCTAGTGTCAGAAAATGAAGACTTTCAATACGATTATACTACTGTTGAAAATGTTCCCTATCCCCGGTATTGGATAAACAACAACAAGGTTTATTACGATTTCTGGAATAACGCTGGTGCAAATTGGCATCTCGATGAAGTAGGTCCCAGTACTGCGTCAGGATTCTGGCTAAAGAATGGTTATTTCTACCTGTTCAATAATGGTGTAAGGGATTTCTATGTAGAGAGTGAAGTGAATGTAGGATTTAGGGATTGGGAAGATGTCGATGAGAAAAGGTTCTATGACCCATATGGGTATACATCACTGGCATATCTTTTTCGTAGTGATATTATCAAGAGCGATACTCTGTACAAGTATGACTACTCATTATCTGCTTCCAAGTTTTGGGATCAGTTCCTGTCTTGGGGTAAATGCTTAGATCGTGATTATAACCCGGTACTTGCATATACTTGTTATAACTACTACCCGAGAAGAATAACTTATTCTCTGCCCCAGGAGGAAGAACTAAGAAAGGATAACTGGAAGATGTTTTTACCTAATAACTACAAGGACTTTCCTACTAAGGTTACAGCTATTAAGGATATTAATAAAACAGGTGCGTTAATTCTCCTGGACGATCAGGCTCCTCAATCTTTTACCGGGGTGGAGACAATGGGTAGTAAAAGTGGTACTGAATATACTATAGGTACAGGATCATTATTTAATCAGGCACTACAGAGTATTACTAACGTGGATGATAGTTACCAGTATGGTTCCTGTCAAAGCAGATACGGTATCATCTCTACCCCTTACGGAGTTATGTGGGTATCTCAAACTACTGGTAAGATACTCCACTACGCCCCTAACAAAACTTACTATAACAAAGGTGAGTCGATGATAGATATTACAGAAGACGGTATGAAATACTGGTGTTCTCTATATATGCCATCGTATCTACTCAAACAATTTCCAAGTTACCCCCTCTATGACAATCCTGTAGCGGGGGTAGGTATGCAAATGACCTATGATAATATTAATGAACTGGTATATATAACCAAGAAAGATTTCTATGCTATAAACCCTGGTTCTATAACTCTTATCGGTGATCAGTTTTATTACTCAGGTGGTATTTCATTTACACCTGGAGTAGAAGTACGTGCACCACATCCTATACCTATAGAACTTACCAACTCACAGTATTTCATAGACTGTTCCTGGACACTTAGTTACTCCCCTAAAGATAAGAAGTTTGTCTCTTTTCATGATTGGCATCCTTCTTTAATAATAGCTGCTAAAACCCACTTCCTCACTACTGAAACTACTTATGGTACAGGTAATGAGTTATGGAGACATAACAAACGGATAGACCTGTTCTGTAACTATTATGGACAACAGTTTCCTTTTGAGATAGAATATCCTATAACTACCGGACCTACGGTAACTACTTTACAGAACGTTGAAGTGATCATAGAATCCTATCTCTACCGACAGAATAATACAGATAAGTATCTTAACTATAACAATTTTGTAGATGAAGCGATTATCTGGAACAGGGAACAAAATAGTGGACTCTTGCAATTGAATTTAAGACCCTGGGATAACCCTTATCTGGCACAGAGTTACCCATTTGCAGATGCTGCAGGTCAACAGATACTTTATTCACGGGTAGAGAATACATGGAGATTTAACACTTTCTATGATATGACAGCCGATAGAGGGCAGTTCGATCTTGATGTTGTTAATATGTTCAACACTGATATGAACGGATATACCTTTTCTATAAACAGTTTATATATAGATCCTGCTAAACCCCCACTACAGAGAAAGAGAATGAGGGCCAGGAACAGTAGAATATTTTTAAGAAAGTTACTACCGGGAATTAACTCAATTAGTATACTTTTTGCCAAGACGAATAACCAAATATCACCTAGATAATCATAACTTTGGTAACATGAAGAAGAAGTTTAAGACAGGAGGGTTTTCCATAGAGGGCTTTAAATACGATTCGCCTGATAAAGATAACTCTGTAAACTACATAAACTCTTCAGATATTACTATGAAAGGTGTACCTCATCCTGTTCTGGGGGTAGATAATACTGGAGCAAGTTCTATGATGTACCCCGGAAGAGATTATAAATTTCCTGGCCAAGTAGTTAAAGAAATACCTGTAAGATATCAACAAGGAGGAACTTATTCAGGTGTAACCCCTAGTATATATCTACCTGGTCCGGTAAAACAAGTAGTGGATAATAGTACTACTGCGCCAATGGATAACTATGGTATGAAGTACCCTAATATTAACAGGTTATCTACTATACAGGATAGTTTATCTACAGAGGCTCAGAATCATATAGATAATAAGCAGTACTTTGGAGAAAATACCATTAAACTTAATAATGGTAACTTCCGGGGAGCTAATGTAGATACTCAATTACTTGATGATATAGTTGCAAGTGCAAAACGTAAAGGAGTTGACCCCTATACCATGTTAGGTGTTGCAGGACAGGAAACTGCTCTCGGATCACATGGATATAATAATACTGATCAGAATCAGGTAATGAGTGGGTGGAATGTTGCTGAAAAGTACAAACCTGAGTATAACACACTCTTCCTTGCAGATCATCGTGTCCCGGGGGTAAATGTGGTAAGAGATAATACTGGTATGGGGGCTAATATCACAAATGCCGATAGTACAGAAAGTTACCTACGCCAACACCCACAACTAATAGATACTTATCGTAATACACAAGGTGCTAAAATCCCTCAAGGTAAAGTACCTTTGATGGACTTAACTGCTGACTATATCAAACAGAAAGGTATTGCCGGATATAATCCTGGTGATCCCGACTATGCAAATAAGGTTAATAAACGTATACAGGAACTTAAAACTGATCCGACCATGAAAAAATACATGTCTGGTAAAAAGATGCAACAGGGTGGTGGAGTATCTGCCCTTGGTAATATGCTCAAAGGTTTCCAGGATTATGGGGATATGTATGATGCTGGTGATAAAGAAGGTCTTAGATATTATCCAAGAGATAATAACTATCCCCCTCAATACCAACAACCTTCCCCTGTAGCAGGTAATACTAATGCGGGGTATTCTCCTACGCCAAAAGGTATGTCAAGACCCCAACAGGATAATTGGCATACAGGGGAAGATACCGATTATTCCATAGACTCTGTTAGACAGCAACAAGGTCTTGCAAAACTCGGTGGACCTTTCTTTGCTACTAATAACGACCCTAACTATGTTAACCCACAAGTACGTCCTCATGAGTTTATGAGAACACAGAACGGTATGATGGGTGCTGAACTTGGGGGGTATTTATCTTATCAAAATACCTATGCCCCAATGCCTAATTATCAAAATGGTGGTGGGGTACAGTTTATAGATGATACAAGGAATGAAGAAAGACCAGGGCAACCAAGAAAAGGAGGTTCTACTATGAATGGTACTTCCTGGTCAAAGTTCGGTGGTTATCTGCCCGAACCAATGGAGTATGCATATCTTGCTAATGGAGGAGTAGTAGACAGATATGGTACTGGTGGTATGAGCTATCAGGAAGGAGGTATGGCAGAAGAGATGAAAGATGGTGGTAGTATTAAAATTAAGCCTGAGAACAAAGGTAAATTTACTGCATATAAAAAAAGGACAGGTAAAACTACAGAAGAGGCTTTACATAGTTCTGACCCACATGTACGACAGATGGCCAATTTTGCCAGGAACAGTAAATCTTGGTCAAAAAAAGAATATGGTGGTCTACAGAAATTCATGCAAGATGGTGGATATAACCCTGCTACAGACCCTAATAATCCTGTAACTGCAGCGTATGCAAATGAACCACAGGTAGATAATAACAATCAACCAATGGTATCTCCTACTACACCTAGTACTCAACCGATGGTACAAAATGCACCTATGACAACATCACAGTCTGGTCCTGGGGGAAGTTCTCATAGAGGTAATAACGGATTAGGTTTTGCTAATCATGAGTTTGATAACTTACTGGGAGCAGGTTTAGTAACTGCATCCTACTTTAATGATCAAAAGAATCAAAGACAGCTACACCAGTTTACCCAGAACCAAGGATTATCTGATAACACTTTCGGGGCACAGAGGTTAAATACCCAAGGAAACAGAGGTGACTACACCCCAAATACAGGTACTTTCCGTCCTTCTGATAATACTCCAAGTGCTCCAGGTATGTATTACGCCCCACAAGGTAGGTATGGGGGATATATGCAAAATGGTGGTGGTGTGTCTATGGGAGCACAAGAAGTTGACTTACCTGATCACGAAATAATTCGATTAAAATCAATGGGGTATAAAGTAGAGTACCTATAAAATAAAAACTTATGCCAAAAGTACGAATAACAGCACCTACCCAGAATAAAAGAGTAAGAATTACTCCACCTGATAATGGTAGTAACCCCCCTATGGCAAAATACGGGATGGCTATTCCAGGGACACAAGCGTTGGATAATCGCTGGAACCCAGATACCTATCAGGGAATGGCAGGTGTGAATCCTGATCCTGATCCATATGGAAGAGTAGGTAAGACATTACCAGAAGCTGAACCAGGTATGTCAAACGTGAACGCTGAAAAACAAGAAAAAGTACTAGGTAACTTTACTGCAGATGGATTACCTTCCCTTATGAATGTTGATGGTCCACCTCATACAGAAGGAGGTAAAGATATTTCAGTACCTCCAAATTCCTTCATCTTCAGCGATACCAAATCACTAAAGATTAAAGACCCTGAGATACTAAAGTTCTTTAATCAACCAAAAGCTGCTACTCCTGCACAAATAGCTACTAAGTATGATTTGCAAAAGTTTACCAAAGTCTTATCTAACCCCGATAGCGATAATACGGAAAAGAAGACTGCTCAGATGATGGTTGATAATTATACCCAAAAACTTTCTCAACTCGCGGCTGTACAGGAAGGAATGAAGGAGAAAATGGGCAAAGGAGATGGTCAAGTACCACAAATGCCTCAACAGGGTATGCCACAACAGAGTCAACCTATAGCACAGGATGGTGGTTCTTTCCGGTTTGATCAAAATGCCGATCCTTCTACTAATTCTTACCAACAGTGGTTAATGGCTAATAAACCCAATAGTGTAGCAATGGCAACTACACTTGCCGGAGAACCTAATGCTGGAAAGTTTGATGATGGTAACTGGGGAGCAAGAACAGATATGGTATCTGGCATGAATGAGAATGGTATAAGGGCAGGTACTTGGCAGAAACCACCTAATGAGTATCTGGATAAATTACCTAACTACTCTACTGATCCAGTACCTGATCCTTTAAACATACAGGGTGTTCCTGTACCGGGGAATAACCTTGGTTCTTTGCCTGTTGCAGGAAAAACTGATGTTCCGTTTACTTCCCCTACACCAGATAAATGGGCACTTGCTAATAGTATCTATAACCTTGCTACTATTCATAAATATCCTGCATGGGAAGCTCCTATAGGTGCTACTACTCCCGATACGGTATTTCTTGACCCTACCAGGGCACTTGCTGCTAATAGTGAGGCAGCTAACTCACAAAGTTTCAATGCTGCACTATCGGGTAATAGTAGAGCATCAAGAGCATCATCAGCAGCTATTCAGGGGGAAACTGGTAGAACTGCTGCAGATATAGTAGGTAAGTACAATAACGAAAATGTTGATATAGCAAATAGAGCATCTGCAACAACTACAGATATCTCCAATAGGTTACAGGCAGAACAGGCACAGAGGTTAAATAAACTTTATCAGGGGAATGTTATAGCTAACCAGGAATATGATAATGCTACCAGGGAAGGACGTAATGATATTACCAGACAGGCAGAACAGAACTGGAAGGACAGGCAGACCTATGACTTTTTAAATAAAACCTCTCCCTATTTTACTGTAGATCCAGTTACGGGAGCACGAGGATTTAAATCTCCTGAAGCAGAGGCAGCATTTAACAACCAGGTTCTAGGTAAAACAGGAAACTATTCTTCGGGTCAAGGGGAAAGAGTTAATGCTATTTACCAGGAATTGATCAAACAACCTGCTTACCAAACAGATGAGGGTAAGAAACAAGCACTGATGCTTGCACAAGAACAGGCAGGTGTACGGGAAAGAGAAAGACTTAATGAGACAGGTTTTGGTATGCCAAAAAGCCAGACCCTTACAGGTATCTATGCAGGACCACAAGGACAAAAGTTCGGGGGACAGGTTAATAGAAAGTTTGGAGGTATGACCAATCACCAACTTAAGAAGTTTGTAAACGGAGGAAAAGTAAAATAAAAAGAGTACATATACAAAATGTATGCACCTGCAAGGTTTTTTATTATCTTATTTGTTTACTATCTATCTTTACACTTACAACATTTAATCAATGGCAAATCCCTATTCGCAAGGAGATACCGGACTGCAGACCCAACCTTTTACAGAAGATTTTGGTTTTCTCCAGTCACAACTGATGCGGAGTAACCAACAGTATGAAGCAGGGTTAAATAAGGTAAGTAGTGATTATAGTTCTATAGTAAATGCCCCCCTGACGAATAATGATAATATTGAACAACGTAAACAGTACATCTCACAGATACAGGATGGTCTTAAGAAAGTAGCACCTACTGATCTTTCTCTTCCCCAGAATGTTGCACAGGCAGAGAATCTCTATGCACCTTTTTGGCAGGACACTCCCATGTTACAGGATATGTCATATACTAAGTATGCTCAGGGGGAATTATCTAAAAACGATGCATGGAACAGTAGTACTGATAAAGCAACACGGGCACAGTCTAGTCCATATAACGCACAGTATATCCAACAGGGGTTAAATAAGTTAGCCACTACAGATAGAAGTAATATCGGTAAATTACAGAGGAGAAGTGTTGTACCTTTTTATGATATAGATAGTGACATAGATGCCGCATATAAAGAAGAAGGAGACAAGGGAGTAGACACTACTTCTGTTTCGGGGAATGGTATAGTTACTGAACATAATGGTATCAAGAGCAAGGATGCTTTTAAAGCCTGGTACTTATCAAAATTAGGTAGTAAGTACGATCCACAGTTATATATCACAGAAGCAGTGAAGGTACAGAACCAGAAGGATGAGATACTTAAAGCTAACCCCGGGATAGATGAACAGACTCTTAACCAACATTTTGCAGGAGAACAATTAGGTAAGTTAAATAGTCTATACCAAGGTAATATTGATTCTTTTTCAAAACTTACTGATCAGTGGTCACAAAAATATAATGATCTATATACACAAATACAAAAACAGCCAGGTAAAAGAGCTACCCCCGAACAGGTAAGTAGCTTAAATACTTATCAGGATAAGGTAAAAACTTATCAGGAACAGGTACTTGGGTACAGCAATGAGTTTAAGAAGTATGGTGCTGGAGATCCTACTTCTGATAATTACCAAAAGACATTACAGGACATTACAGAACATCCGGAAGATTATCTTGCTAATATACAGAAGAATATCATGGCAGATAATTGGGCATCTGGTATGTCTGTTATGGATACTCACACTAAGGTAGACCTTGACCCCAGATGGCAGGCATATCAAACAGAACATGATAAACAGTTAGAAAGACAAATAGAGGCTGCTAAGGTATCTGCTGAAAACTGGAAGACTGAAGAAGAATACAGAAAGAGTACTGGACGTACTACTAAAGGGGAACCACTACCGGGGTTTGATCCCTCTCGCTCTTCCGGATGGTATGGTGATAAAGGAACTGGCAATGCAGATGGTACAGGTACAGGAATTCCTAATCCTGGTACAGGTTCGTTTACAGGAGAAGCAACTGCGGATATAGCCCACTTACCACAAGGATTAGATATAGTTACTACTATTCAGAAACAGAACATAGATAGAGTAAGTAATGGTGTGTATAACCCCGAAGGTCTTGCGGGTGCTCTTGGGGTTGACGGATTAAGTAGATCAGATATTATCAACTTTACAGAAGGTGCAAAAGCAGGTATGAATGGTCAGCACCCTACTACTGATCAGGCAAATGCCTGGAACAAGGTCAAACAGGTGCTTAGTAATAATGGTATACCTACTAACGATATTCATGGCCCACAAGAGATGCAACAGGCACTTATTCAATATAGTGCACTAGCTGCTGGAAAATTATTACATAGTGGTAATACAGATAAGATTATTCAAGGTAAACAACTTATAGATAATTATCTAAACATTTCTCAGGATAGAGATGTTGTTCTTGCTAACCAGAGAACATATGATCAGGCAGTAAATAGTGAGATATTTTCCCATCCGGAAACTTACGGTAAGATGATAACTACTAATCCTGATGGTACAAAGCGATATATAACTCCTGTAGATATGGCAAAGGATTTTCCTTCTGTACAACTTGGAGATAATAATGGGAATAAGGTTAAGGATCTTTCTCCGTTAGAGTTTGCTCAGTTATATAGAGAAGGTAAAGTTAAACCTATAGGACAAAATGCACTGGAAGTAGATGGCAAAGTTTTTGGTGTGGTGGGAATAAATGGTGAGCATCCCGGTATGTGGGGAGCACCTGCTGGTGTAGAACTTGAAAAGATCATGAAGGTTAATAAAAACTCTATACAAAATAAGTATGGAGAACCTGGAGAGTTCAGTGACTTACAAAAGAAAGCATCTGCTGCAGTAGTTCCTCATCTCAAAGGATACGAAACTGGGTTAATTGCACAGAATCTTAGTTTTGACCCTGCGATTAAGAGTCAAATGGATATGGCAGTTGGTGTATCTAAAGAACTTGCCAATCCTGCTAATATAGATGCCTCTACCGCATATCAGGAAGGTTTCACACCTAATAATACACCAAATCAGAAAAAGGCTATAGATGCAGTACGTGGTATTATCTTTAGTAAAGATGATATGGCTACTTATACATCAGGACCGCAAAGAACTATTACCCCGGAAGGAATACCTGCATATGCATACACTTTCAAAGCAAATGCTCCTGATAAAATTGTTGGTGTGGATGGAGTTAAGATTTCTGATCTTGCGGGGAAAACTTACGTATTACCTCTTTCTCCTAATGCAAATGCCCCATATCTAAACAGTATTCCTCAAAGTTCTGGTCAATATGTACATAGTGATTTACTATATAACACCAAACCTACTGTAAGTGACCCCATTATACAAGCATCTGGCTTTAAAAGTGTTATTCATCCATACGCCCCTATAGACGGTAAAAATACTAAGTGTGATATAGAGATACAAAAGGCTATCCCTGATATCAAACACCCTGGACAAACTACCTGGGTTCCTATAGATCAGAGTACTTTTAATATGCTTAAAGGAGATAGGGCTAAAACTCCTGATGAGTTAGTCGCTATTACTAATGCACTTTTGTCACAACATCTTAATGGTATAGTAAGTGATGCAAAGACAAAAGAAATTAATATACCAGATAATGCTCCTGTTCTAAAATAAAAAAATGGCAACTTTAGACTCATTTGTTCCAGTAGTTCCTGATACTTCAGATACTTCTCTGGGGAAACTTAATCTTGCACCTGCACCTTCAATAGCTACTTCTTTTGAAGGTCCTCAACAGAAGCAGTTAACTCTTAGTGATTTTGCTGACCAACCATCTTCATTAAATGCAAAACTTGCACCTGAGACATTTGATTGGGATAAAACGAATGCCGGAGAATTTGTAGATAGTAAAAACTATAAGTCTTTAGGGTTCGATCCTGATCTCGGACAAGGTAATGAAGAAAAATATCATAACCTTCAAACAGGTTGGGATGTTGCAGGAGATGTAGTTAAAGGATTTGGTGAAAAGGCTGCGTATGGGTTTGTTGATCTTCTTAAAGGTTGGAAAAATACTGCTTCTGTTCTACCAGGAATGGGACCAGTTTTTAAACAGAATGAGTTAGAAGAGATACAAAAGAACCAACAGGATGAAGAGAATGGTTATCATATATACACCGACCCCACGAGCAAAAGTGCTGTTTCCTGGGATGGTATTGCTAAAGGTATTCAGGATGCTGGTGGTATAGTAGGTGCTGCTGCAGAAATTACTGCAGAACAGATTGCTATTACTGCTGCTATTGGGGCTACTTTTGGAGCTGCTTCCGGGTTAGAAACTACTGCACTTGCTAAAGATGCTTTATCTATAGGAGAACTTACCGGGGAAACAGCTAAGATTGTAAATACCCTGGATAAGACTGCTGCTATCAGAGGTGCATACGATTCCTACAAAGAATCAAGTACTTTTAAAAATGCACTGGATGTTGCTAAACAAGGATTAAAGTACGGTACTGGATATACAGCAGATGTGCTCGGTACTGTAGGTAAAGGGTTACTCCCCTTGAGCAATACTGCTGATTTTGCAATAGACGCTGCAAAAAGTTCCAGGGCAGGTGATATCATATCTACTATTGGTAGAGGGGTAGGAGCATTTTATAACGATGCCCGTGATCTGAACCTTGCTATTTCTATGGGTCAGGGTAATGCTTCTTCTATGTATCATGACCTAGTACAGTCTCAGGTAGATGACTACAAAAAAGCAAATGGGCAAGATCCTGTAGGACTTGACTTGAAGAACATACAGGATAATGCTATGGAAGCTGCTAAAAAAGATGGTGCTTTTAACACCTTTGTGGCTCTATACACTAACAAACTCGCCTTTGGTAATTTACTTAAAGGTTCTTCCGCCCTGGAAGAATCCTTACTATCACAAGCTCCTGATGAGTTTTCAAAATTTGCAAGAGTTACTTCAGATAAAGAATTTGCTGCTACAGGGGAAAGACTTGCTGTTAAACAGGATGGATGGGATAGTTTTAGAGCAAGGGCACTTAGATCGGTTAAAGGGTTTAAAGACCCTGCTAATTACTATGAAGCTGCTGCACATGGAACAGGTTTTGGGTTAACTATGTCTTCTATGGCTACTGTAGATGATGCTATTAAAAGTTACTACCAGGCCCAATACGGTCATGAAAATACTGATTGGCAGACAGCACTTGGTAACGCTATAGATAAACAGTTTACCCCAGAAGGTGCAAAAACTTTCATCTCGGGGTTTATGACAGGTGCTATTATCTCTCCACTTATGGAAGCCGGAGGTCATGGTATTAAAGCCGTTGGTGATAGAGTTGCAGAGAAGAAATTGCCTAAAGACGCTACCCCTGAACAGATAGAAGAATTTAACACGAATAGGAGTACTAAACAAACTGCTGCAGAAGAATATGTAAAAGCTGTTAATGATCAGTGGAAGAACCCTCTTGGAAACTATATGTCTGATGTTATCCTGCAAGGAGTATGGAATGATAAAATTGCTGCTTCGGTTGCACTTAAAGATAGAAAGAGTGAAGAAGATAGCAGATCAGATGCAGGTATTAAGTTCCTGATATCTGCTGCAAGGAATAAGATGATTGATCCATATCTCGCTAAGTTGCAGGATCAGGTTACTTCACTTTCCCCCCAGGAGTTACATGATGCCATATATGCAAATGTTGAAAACAAACCACAGTTCTCAGAAGAGAGTCATGCAGAAATGCAGCAGAAAATTACTGACTTCATGGAACAGGCTCATGGTATGACTAAGACATATCGAGATATGCAAAAAGCATTTCCTCTACCCACTGACCCTAACAAATTCCCAAAAGGTAGTAAAGAAAGAGCTGCTGCAGAACAACTAAATGCAGAACATACGGAAGCTATAGGATTTGCCTCTTTCTTTAAAGCATCTACTATAGATAAACTTACCAGGCAGAACAAGATCATTAATGGAGATAATGTTACTACTGGCTTACGGGGAAAAGTTAAAGATATTCCTTTCTATGATGTATCTACTTTTGCATCTGTCCCTCGTATGCAGGAACAGTTATCTCTACTTGCTACCCTTAAAAGTTCAGAAAGTGCCCCCGGAACACTTAAAGAAGCTAAATCACTAAAGACTACTAAAGAACAGATCGATTTACTGAATAAGTATAAGGAAGCTGTAAATGGATATAATGGTAAGTACAATGCTGCACTTGGAATAGACGATCCTGAAGAAAGGGCAATTGCTATGAATGCTCTACACGGGGAATATCACGGTCCTATTCGTAACCTACTTACCAAGTTATTCAATAACCATCTTTTACAGGAAGGTAAAACAGGATATGATAGTGAATTAGATATAGAGGCACTGGATAAAATAGCTGACTCATACCTTGATTACTACCGTCTCGGGGTAGAACATGATAACTTGTTAGATACACTTAACAGGATTATGGACCCTGCTGGCAGACAGAAGTTCCTGGATGCTTTTCATAACTCTGTACTGGAGGCTAAAACAGAAGAAGCAGTTAAAGCCAATAAAGCTGCACAAGCTGCTGCTGATAAGTTATTAAGTAACAAACCTACTGAAACTACTCCTGTTACAGAAGATAAACCTGTAGTTACTCCTACCGGGGAAACTCCTGTTACTTCTGAACCAAAGCCTATAGAAAAGTTTAATGAAGAAGAGATACGTAGAGATATGTTATCTACTCTTGAGATGCCTACTGTAGATGCCGGGGATTTTTCTGCAGATGCTATGGATCATGGTAGTACAGGTTATTCAGATAGTACTAATAAATACTTATCAGAAGATTCTAATGGTAAAGACCTGCATGAAAAGTTAAATGCTATACATGCCGTATATGCTAATGAACCAGAAAAGGCTATATCAGTTATTAAGAATACTATAAATGATCACTTTGATCATACACAGAAACTTGCCTCTTTTCCTAATCTTAAAAGTAATCCCCATGTAGTAGAAGTTAAAAAGGGTGATTATCGAATAGAGAAAGATGGTAAAGTCGGTACTGATATTTATAAAAACCCCGCTAGTGCAAATAGAGCACTTGGTGATATAGTAGATATTGAACACCCTAAGTTACTTGGTGAAGTTAGAAAAGGCCAGGTTATCTATGATAACACAGGTAAAGGATGGACAGTAACTGATCTAAAGAATGGTTATTTAAAACTGGTATCTGGTAATTCTGCTAAAGAGGTAAAGAGTATTGATGGATATTCCTTAGATAAAAAAGATATTACTCCTACTGAAACTACTACTACTGAACCAAATACTAAGATTAGTAAGTTACACGACCAGGTAAGAATATATCCTATTACTGATAAAGAGTTAGGTAAAAAGTTTAAGGTACAAGCTAATGCCGACAATACTAAGTTTCAGGTACTCGATCTTAGAAAAAACCCTCCGGAACTTATTAAAGATAAAGAATTTACTACAGATACTGCAGCGCAACAATCTATTAGAGATTATGTTATAAAAGTTGCTCAGAACAATTTTGATAATAAACTCCGGAATATACCCAAAGAAGGGTTTGCTGAAAACTTATCTGTAACTATTACCAGAAAAACCCCCGGAACACATAACCAACTAGGAGATAACCCTGCTATACAATACAATCCTACAGAAGAGTTTACTATGGATGTCAGGTATGGGGGGGAGACACTTGGTTTTGTTACTAATCCTAATAGATATAATTTTGTAATAGACAGTAAACAGATACCTATTCCTGATCTTACCCCACAACAGTTTGAGAAGGTATATCATGTTAAAGCAAACGAGACTGCTGAAACTGCTTTACGTACTTTTCAGGATGAGTATAAAAAGTCACAGACCTTACAACAGGCTTTAAATAACTTAGTACCTAAGAAAGGAGATACCATTTCACTCTCGGGGGCAGAACTAGAGAAAGTTATGACCATCTCTACTCTGTTTAATGGTTATGATTATCTTAATGATGATAAGAAAGCCCTACGTCCTACTGTACAGGCTATAGAAGCTACTGGTAAGAAAATACTTGCTGTAGTAGATAATGAAACTGGTAAAGATGTATATGGAAATTCTGCTGGTATAGTTACTACAGGTAACACTGCTTCACAGAGTAGATACACTGCTTCTGTAAAGATGGTTAATGGTGATGTACATAAAATAGGTTTAGAGGCAGGTTCTGTTACTAAAGAGACTATAGATACACTAACCAATACTATCTTTGGTGATAAAGGAATTGCCTCACAGATAAAAAGTACTACTGAAGGTAAAGACCCAAAACTTGCTAAACAGGCAAGTGACTTACTTTCTTCCTTATTCGTTAAACAACCAGCCAGTACTAATCTTCAGATAAAAATTAAACTCAGCGATAAGGGCGATCTTTCTGTAAATGTTTATGATACTAATACCACAGACCGGGCAAATATTTCTATAAACTCAGGAAAGGGTAATGAGAATACTCCTATGCAGTTTGGTAATGGGGAAGAAATGGTAGCCAGGATAGAAAAAGAGGTTAACTATAAACTATCAAAACTTGGTGCTACAAAATTCCCTGGTGTGTGGAAAGATGGTAAGTTTCAGAGAGTATCTATTAAACCAGAGAACTTGTCACGGAGTATTGGTACTGCTCCTACCAAAGATGAGATAATGGGTATGCAAAGTACTGTATCTACAAATATTACCAAAGGTTATTATCTAAGTTATCAACCTGTAGATAGTACTATTCCTATAGAAGTAGTTCCTGCTGTAAATATTACAGAAGGTGCTGCTATGGGCAAAAGTGATATACCCGGGTTCACTTTCACTTCTATGTCTCCTGAAGAGATAGCTGCTGCTTCAGGGGGAGATCCTATGGCAATACTTGACCTATTAGATAAACAGGCAGGTGCCATGAAAGTAGTCAGTAAAGGGCAACCTTTTGATGAACATGCTATAGAGAACATAGATAATTTCATACAGTATTGCAGAGATATTTTCCCTGAAGGTCTGGTAACTGTTCAGAACTTAGGTATACTTAAAGAGAATCTTGTAGCTACTAATACTGTAGTGGGGGAGTTTGTTACGCATCTGAATACTCTTGGTAAAGTTACTGGTACTATTAAGACCTATGAAAATGCTCCAAGTAAGTACCATGAAGCAATTCATGCCATTTTCCGGTTACTTTCTACACAGGAAGAACGTGACCACTTATTATCTCTTGCTAAAAAAGAAAGACTTGCCACTTCTTCACGACTAGAAACTTTTAAAGCACTTCACCCAAGTTACCAAAACCTTTCTCACGATGCCCTTACTAAGTTATTTTATGAAGAGTATTTAGGTGATAGGTTTGACCAGTGGAAAACTGATAAAAATGTCAAGACCGATCCCGTAATTAAAGGATTCTTCGCTCGTATATGGGATTGGATAAAGAATGTCTTTTCCCAGCTTACAGGGTCAAAACTCGAATCTATATTTACTGATATAGATAGAGGGGCATACAAAAAGAGAGGTTTGCAGGATAATGACTTTACCAGGGATAGTGAGTTTTCTATAACTGACCCTGCTATGAAGGTTATAGAACTTGGTAAACAGCAGATAACTGATGGTAACGGAAAGACCTTTGACATTCCCCGGAACATGAACCAGATGGAAGGAGATCAGTTATCTTCTACTGTAGCAGCATTATATCATCAAGAAGTTAACGGTAAAGGTCCACATGATAAGAATAAAGTACTGGATAATATCTTAGATAAGTACCGTGATCTATTAAACCCCCGGCGGGATAAGTATATAGAAAGAGCAAATGGTATTTCTAACCCTGCTGCAAGAGTAGAATGGTTAACTAAGTTGCGGGATAAACACCAGATTTTTTCTAATCCTGCTATCAGACAGTCCATTAAAGAATCTGTTGATACTCACCTGCAGATCATGGGGTATAAACAGAAGTTGGAAGAAGATTATCAGGAAGAACTGGAAGCAGAACATGGTAAAGAGTTTAAAGGTTTTGATAAAGCTGCAGATAGTGTTGGAGGATATGACTCACTTTCCAAGTCTTTACGGGAGTATATAGGTTCAACAACTATCCCCTATACAGATGAATTTGGTAATAAGCAATTCCTGGACGGTACTCCATTGGTCCAGGGGGTAAGTGCTGTACGTGTATACAATGGTCTGCTTAAGGGGATAGCTAATAGTATTACCGAAGAAGATGTTATTACCAAAATGGAACAGATCAGGGATAGTAATAACCCGGACAGTGCTGCATTCATAGATAGAGTATTTATTGAAACAGGGTTTGAACGAAATGCCACTACTAAGGTTTGGTCTATTACCAAAAATGGATTGTTGTTTAACCAGGTAGTTAAAGGGTTTAAACAGTTTACCACAAATCCTCTATTTACAGAAATTGATCCTACTAAGGGTACTGTACGTGTATTTGGTGCTAATCGTAGAGATAGTGCTAAAACCCAGTTTGAACAATCTGCTCAATCACACGCTGCTATATATCTAAGTGCCCTGGAAAAGTTTGCAGATAACAGAAAGGCAAAGAAAGAGTTTATCATTAAACAACTTTCCCCAATACACGATTTGCAAAATCAGATATCGAATAAGGACAAAACTTCTGTAGCTATATCAGATGATGATCTTGAAAAGTTATCCATAGATACTAGTAATAGGATGAAAGCTAATCTTGGTATTTCTTATCATCCTGACTATATCACTTATTCTATATCACTAGGAAAAGATGCCGGGGTAAGAACAAAGAAACAGCAGAAATCAGTTAATGCTAATCGTGGAGTACCTCCTTTAAGTTATGATGAACTATATGGTATAGAAAGTTCTATGCTCAAGGGGGAAAACATCTTTGCCAGTAATGAAGGAGAAGAAGAAAAATCACAAGGTGCTGCTGCAAGGTTAATGAGAACTTTTGCAGGTAATAGTAACTTTGATGAAACTGTAAATACCATGTCTTACATCGGAGCAGATGGTGAAAAAAGGTTCGGTTACCAGGAAGGTAACTATCATATGACAGCATTACTCTCATTAAATAACCCTGAAAAGATTATAGAACTTAGTAATAACCCCGATACACAAAGTAGTCATCTGCTCTCTTCCGATCAGTTTATTGCTATGTCTGACCAGGGTAAGTTACGGGTAGAGACCATAGATGGTTTACGCCAGGTATTACATAGTACAGGGGATGTGGAAACACCTGAAGGAGAGAAAGAGTTATTTGCTACCAAGAACTTAGAGGTTAACAGAGAAAAAGGTTCTTCTTTTGGTGACTACAATGGTAGAGAGCTATATACAACTGCTTTATCTAATTATGGCATAGAAGAAGGGGCAAGAATACAAACAACTGACGGTGGTCATTTTTATGCTACTCCTCACATCATAGGGGTGATGGAGACTAATAGTACTGCCCATATGTTCCGGGCACCTGTAGTACATGCAGTTTTTTCAGATAAGACTACTGGTAAACCAAAGTTATCTAAAGATGCTATAGATATCTTATACAACCAGGTAACTAATGAAGTAGATAGAATAGCCCGTGTTACTAAAGAGATTGCCGAGATAGAAAAGGCACAGGAAGAGGGTAGAGAACCAGATACTAAGATCCTCCTGGGGTATCATACAGGAGAGAAGAGAGGTTTAAAACTTTACCGGACTGCTAAGATGTTAGGTGATCTTGCAGATGATATAGAAAAAGGCGCACAAGGAGAAGAACCTGCTCCCCTGAAAAGGTATGAGATAGAAAGACAACTTCGTACCTATTGGGGAAAACAGAGAGATGAGTTTATACAACAACTTGCAGATGAAGGATTGATAGAAAAGAAAGGTGATAAAATAGAGAACAAGTTACTTCCGGGTTTTCTCTTTACAGGTTTTTCCAGTAAGGAACGTAACGAGAAGATGAATCTTGAAAAAGATAACTTTCTGCATAATATCTCCCAGGTATTTATGAATGATTACCTGAATACCGCAGGTATGGTGCAGTTACTTTATGGTGATGAAGCAAAGTCATTTAAAGGTGCTGTTGACTGGACGAAAAGATTAAAAGGAGCTAATGCTACAGGTAGATCTGTGGAGTTTTCTGTAATTGCCCCGGAACTAGGTATTACTCATCCTCTTACTACTTTTCATCATGTAATGATACCTGAACCAAAGTTTACTAAGTTCGATGGTACACAGGGGGATAAGGCAGATGCTCAGATGTATATGACAGAGAAAGCTCTTCGATACATGCTATTTGGTTTCTGTAAGTTAACTAAAGCACAGGCGGATATTCTTGATCTGATTAAGAAAGGTTCCCCTGTAGCAGAAAAGGCTTTCATAGATGCTGGCGGACTAAACAGGAAAGTAGATGCGTTTAACTCATTGAAAAATGTGTACTTTGATGGGCAGACTTATCTCAAGTGCTCTTCCTTTCCATTATTTAAGGATTACACTTCTATTAAGATCAATGGTAAGTGGGAACCTCTTCCATATATGGAAGAACTGCACCATCTTCGGGAGTCTTTAGAAAAGTTTGAAGAAGATATGGATACTGCAGGTACACCTACTATAACTTTTGCGCACCCCCCAACAGCAAGTAAGGCTATGAAGGAACCTATGGCCCCTGGGGTCAAGGACATAGATAGCAAGTACTTTAATCAGAAACAGGCACAGTACATGCGCTTACAGTCAGAGAATCCTTCTAACAAGCTGGTAATAACTGACCCTACTCAGTTAAGGGGTCAGTTACTTGCTGAACAGAACGATGATACTCCTATATCTTTCATGGGAGTAGCACATGATACAGATGGTAAACCATTTACTGTAGGTAGGATGAGAGAGATGTATCTATCAGGAGTAGCAGATAGGTTAATGAATAATTATGTATCTGCTGCTAATGAGTTATTTGATCATAGCGGAGGGATAAAACTTAACTCAGATATCTCTGCAGAACATGTTAAAGCTACTCTTGGTAACTTCTTTGATGGAATGCGGGATACTTTACGTGCTACAGGGTCTGATGTACAAACTTTAGGCTTTACAGAAACAAGAGATGGAGAGAATATATATGATCCTAACTTACCAGCAACCAGAGAAAAGTTTACCCAGATGTACTTATCTTATTTCTCTAAAGGGGTAATGTCTGAAAAAGTACCAGGTATACCTCTTACTTTGACAAGTGACTATGGTGTTAAGAGGATTAAACAGGTACACGAACTTAATGATCTTGGTCAGCCAAAAAGATGGACAGTTATTACTGATAGAGAGTATAAAGATAACCCCCAAAAGTATAGTAACTATCACAAGTGGGATAATAAAGAAGCCAGAACATTTGCAGGTTTACCTGATCCTACTAAAGAAGTTGTTTATTTCCTGGATGATCTTCGTCATAACTTTGAACGATTTGATGAACAAGGTAACTCTTTAGGATTTTTCTCAGAACAGATACGTCCTGCACATTTTAAAGAAGAGGCAAATGGTACTGTTATACCAGCACTTAAAGATAGTTTTATCACACGTATTCCCCTGGACGATAAACACTCTAACCTTACTACTACAACGGTAGATATCTTACCTGCGTATTATGGTTCTATAGGTATTCACCCTGCAGAACTTACAGAAATATCTGGTGCTGACTTTGATATAGATAAAGGTTACAATACTATTGCTGATACATACAGAAAAGATGGTACACGGGTAGCTTATGGAACTGCTACTACAGATAAGGATAAGTTCGATGAGTATATAAAATGGCAGATAGATAACAACAAGAACTTTAAAAGAAAGTTACGCGAATTACGAGGTCTGTATAACCCTGATACAGATGAGATAACTATGGACCTTAATGATGGCCCTGTATCTGATGAAGATATTGCAGATATGTTCAAGTTATCTAATAATGACTTGTTATACAAGACTTGTTTGCAGGAACTAAAGATGCCAAGTACCATAGAACAGTTTGTTGCATCGGGGGGAGACCGATTGAATAATGGAGTACTTAACAATATTACCCTTGCTGCCCGTATTGCTTTATTAAACAATAAGGATATATCCGGTGGTGGTAAAGATGCTATTATCAACCAACCTACTGATACTAAGATAGTAGAAGATATTACCAGTACGATTAAGGACCTGCTCAATCCCCATACCGGGGAAAAAGGTGCGGATATAGTACTGGATATGCTTAAAGACCCCGATACAGAGATAAATACGCTTACTGGTAAAAAGAAAGCCTTTGTAGATAATATGGAAGGACAGCGTAATATCGGTGCTGCTGTAAATTCTATGTTGGTATATTCACTACTTAATCAGTATGAGAAAAAGACATCGGAAGGAATAACTTTTGATGGTAAAATGTACAACGATTTTAGTAACCACTTTACAGAAAATGGTAAAAGAAAGTTCTCAATTCTTAGTGCTATAGTTAACACCATGACCGATAATGCTAAATTACGGTTAGCTGCAAAACTTGGATGGAATATCGAGGCTGTGGGGTATGTATCTACTATGGTTTCTTTGGGCATGAACGAGGATATTGCGGCTTTATATATGTTCCAACCAGCTATCCGTAAGTACTTTAAAGAACTTTCTAACCTTTCGGGGGTACTCAAAACTCCTGCTGAACAAAGAATGTCTAAGACAGGTCTTTTAGAAAAAGCGTACGAAAAGTTACTAAAAGAGGCAGTTACTCAAAACCCAGGTAAGGAAAGTGCTGAACTACCTACCTTGACTAAGGATATGTTAGTACAGAACATTATAGATAATGGCAAAGATGCTACTTTAGAACTTGCTGCTGTACGTGATCTTCTTTCGGTTAAAAAGAATGCCGATACAATGGCTAATATTTCCAAGGTTATTAAACTTAACCAGGGGTTACCCCCTTCATGGGAAGATGCAGAAAGTGATATCATAGACCCTCTTCGTAGTTTAGGTATAGTTAATGGTGAACAGATTAGTGATAAGGCATTTGCTAAAATGGATATACCTATAGATATCCGGCAGATATTAGCAGATGATACTACTTCTCCAAAAGAAGATCATAGTCCTGTTTATGGAAACTATGTTAAGATGGTTACACAGATCAACGAATTATCTAAAGCTATCTTCCTGGAAAAGACAGATGGTTTTAAAAAGATAATGAGTATAGTTGGTAATAACTTTGATGTAAGAAGGAACCAGCAGGAAGAGTTTAATAAGACGTTAAAGGGTGATGTAATATCGGCATTAGCAGTTAAGGCATATATCAATTGGCTACAGAAGACTGGACAAATAGGTACATTATCTACCCTGGACCATAGTATGATTTATGATACTCCTGGTAAAGAAGGTATCGTAGATATTGTTAACAGATTACGAGACACACTTACCGGAAAGAACAGGAATTACCTTATCTCCAAGTTCCTAAGATTAGTTGCTGCCGGGGAAAAGACTAATAGAGATAAGATCAACAAGGCTGAAAGTAATACCTGGGCAAAGTTATCAGAACAACAACAACAGAGGTTAGTAGATAGTTTTACTATTCTTTACAACTCCCCCAAGACACGTAATGATGCAACTGCATTATTTAACTATCTCTTAGTTAAAGATGGGGGTCAGTTCAAAAGTGGTTCATTCATTAAGTTCTTACCGACATTTGCTTTTAAAGATTTCTCCGATAGGGTTACTGAAGTTAATAAATTACTTTCTGCTACTCACTATGACGAAAAGAAAGGAGAAGATGTTTTTGGCGATAGTCTTGAAAAAGTGATGAATGATATTATGGTTAGTTATGCTACTCATACCGGAAATACCTTTTTCCTAAAGACTATAATACCTAAAGTTTCTGGATATGTACCCGAAGCTACTAATGATAGAGGGGAGAAAGTTGATATAGACCGTGTTAAAAAAGCAATTACCTCACCTGTTCAGCTATCGGGGGGCACTATGTCAGTAGATATCTTTAATGCTATTCGCACTAAGGAAAAAGCTATTAACACTCAAGGTATAGCCATAGAAGGGTTTAAGAAAACAGGTAAGTACGATGCTACAGAAAAGGCACTAATGACCAAGAATATTGGTTCTATAGAGGCATCAGGTTTTAACACAACTACTGCTGGTAAGAAAACAGAGATAGAGTTTCCTTACTCGGTTAAGGTGAATGGTAGTACTTATCAACTTCGGAGTGTAGGTAAAGAAGAAGGTAAAGGAGAACCTCTGTCACTAATTGCTAAAGGGGAAACCATACCAAAAGGAGTAACCGCTGTTTATGAGAAGATTACCCCTAAAGGTAGTAGAGGACAGTGGAAAGCTGCTGGAATACTAGGACCATTACCAGATGCAGTTGCGCTACCGGGGACAAAGAAAATTACTAACCCCCCATACGCAGATAATGCCCCGGGACAGAAAGAAATTGCAGAGACTATTACTACAAAAGTTCCGGAACACGAACAAGCTACCACAGATAATAGTATCTTTACAGCTACAGATAAACATGGTAATGTGACCAGATATGATGATAAAGGAAGTGTTGTATCTTCTGCTCTCTCGGGGTTAGGTCAATTAGCACAAGAAAACTACATGGATGAATATAGTGAAGATATTGCCCCTATAGATTGGAAAAGTGAAATAGATAAAGTTTATGAACAGAAGGGTAAGGGGGTAGATAAAGAGCAGTTTCTTGAAAAAGCAAGAGGTGTATATCGCAGGTTACAAGGAAAAGTATCTGATTACGAGATTTTACAAGGTATAAAAGACTGTATATAGTTATGGCAAACTGCCCCCAGAAAAATGATGACAGGTATAAACTGCTCGAAAAACTATTCGGTGAAGATGGTGCGTATAGTGCGTGGAAATTAGCAGGAGAAACTTTCCCGGAACCAGGTAAAGCACTGGAACAACTTTACCCTGGTACAGTACATGTAGATGATAGTTTTGTTACTATGGATTTCGGGGATATAGCAGGTAAGTATGAGCCTGATTATGAGAAAATGATAGATGATCATATTCTTAACCACCCCGATATACCTGTAAACAATGCCGAATCTTTTAATGGTTTTCAGGATAGAGTACTTACAAAGTTTGATAAGCTACTTCACTCAGCACCAGATAATACAGTAATAGTTACGCACTCTTCAATACTTAAACTTCTTAACCTCTGGGAAAAAGAAGGAAGACCAGATAGTTATAGAGTTAATGCTAAAGAATATACAGAATCACAAACCCATACAGGGGATGTAGAAAAGTTTAAAAGTGATAATGGGCATATCTATGTAGTGCGTCATGGGGAGACAGATGATAACACTAAGGGTAACTTGCGAGGACCATTAACTGATCTTACAGATAAAGGGATTAAACAAGCTATATCAGCAGGAAAAGAACTAAGTACCATACCTATATCAGAACTATACACCTCTCCATTAAACCGAGCACTACATACCAGTGATCTGATACTACAGAAACAACCCTTTGATATTCCCGATAGTCATTACGAAAATCAGATAAGGGAAAGACAAGATTATGAGAAAAGTTATGAATATCAAAACTCTTTTCTTGCACCTAATGAAGTAAATGCAACTTTAAAATCAGTTGAGATATTCCAAACCCCTAAAGCACAACAAGAATGGAATAAACTACAAAAGGGAAACATTACTATAGATCAGTTTCTGCAAAATGCCCAATTCCCTAAAGAACAGAAAGAGTTAATAAAAGATATATATAATAATGATAAACCAAAATCATTAAATGACTTAGCAACAAGTTTAGCTGCTAAGTATTCTTATACAGTAGAGATTAATATTGCTAAAGAACAAGTAAGAGATTCATCATCAACTGGTTCCGGGGGATTTGAAGTAAATGGTTCAAGGTATAGATCTTATTATGCAGAAGATGGCGTTACTCAAGAATACTTCAAAGACGGTAATAAAATACCTAAAGTAGCTTATCAAAAAGCGTATGAAGAAACAGGATTAGATAAACCAAAGCCTACACAACATTATTCTAATTTAACCGTTCCAGGAGGTACTAACTATACTGAGAATGAGATAGCTACTCCAGGTATAGTACCATCTATTAAGGGTCATGCCCAGTTCTCTACGGAAAACGGAATTGGCTGGTTTAGAAGTGATGATAAATATCCTGTAGTTAAAGGATGGAAGAAGGATAATGCAGAATGGATAGACTCAGAATCTGCTATTCATAATGTACTAGAACCTAGTGATAGAATTATATGGGGTCACCCTACTATTGGTAAAAGTTTCCTAAAAGAGAAAGGAGATAGTAGATTTATAACACTTGACGATGATTATGCTAATGAAGTGAATAACTTTATTGATACGCATAGAGGTTCTAGAACAAGGCAGGAATATAAAGGTGCTAAACCTAAAGAGTATAATGAGTTCATGCTTAATCTATTTGACAGGCTCAAACAGCAAGCGAGAAAAGAGAATAAATTACTATTTGTATCTAATACCAATATTCTTAAAGAGAGAATGCAGGATTTTGACAAAGTAATTACAATTCCTAAAGAAGAGTTTAAAAAGAGATTTGATAAAAGAGGTTCTACATACGGATTCGAGGACTGGAAGTCAGATATAGATAATACTATAAACACAGTAGATTCTAATAAGGTTATTAGTACTACTGGATATCTGTCTGATTTATTGCAGGAACAAGTAAAAACACGTAGAATACTTGAAGTACAGAGTGATTTGTTCCAGAAGATTAAAAATAACTTTATTGTTGATGGAACAAGATATATAAAAGGAAAAGATACAAATAATAATCCTACATATGAGATATATGAAGGTCAACATATCTCTGGGGAACCTTTTAAAACTAATAAACCTATAAGTAAACAGGAATTTGATAAGGCTTATGAAAAGTTCACATCAGATAAAAGTAAAGGATTACTTGCAAATTCCCCATTTGAAGAAGGTTTAGAGTACTTTCTAAAATCTAATGAGGGAGATGAAATTAGTAAGGAAGAATTAATGAGAAGGGCAAATGAGTATGAGAACAATAAGTTACAGAAAAACTCATTCTTACAATTACTTACTAAGGATGATAACTGGATTCCTTTCTTTATTAAGTCTATAGTACAAGATAGTGCTAAGAAAGGTTATGAGAATGTGTTGTTCCCAACTGGTGATACAGCTAGTAAGGTAGAAGGTCATCAGACATTGGAGGACTTTAAGAAACAGAAAGAGGATAGGATAAAAAGTTTAGATAGTGATTTATTTACGTTAAATAAACAACTAGAAAAAGGTTTTATAAAAACAAATACAGGAACTTATAGGAGAGATGAAAATATAAATAATTCTTCATATTATTTTACCAGTTCTAGTAGAGGTACACAGAGAGCAGCTACAAAGGAAGAGTTTGATAAAGCGTATAAACATAACATAGAACTCAAAGAAATAGAAAAGCAACAACTTCAAGAAGAACTCAAGAGAGTGGAAACTGAAGGATTTGCTGCACTCAAACCTATTTATGACTTCTATGAGAACAGAGTAAAGAACACCTTAGATAAGACTTACGGTAAGAACAATGTACAACGTATCAAGGATGAACATGGTAATGAGTGGTATCAATTAAAAACAAACCCCGCTAGAGATAAGTCTACTATTTATTTTCAACAAAAAACTAATAAAACTATAAAACATGACATACAAGCCATCTTCGATCCAGCAATACCATCAGGACGCAAAGAGGAATTTATTAAATCAGCCATCAGTTACTTTAAAGGAGGCGAAAGAGCAAGATATGAAAGCCAAGGAACGGGACAAGATTTGGAAACGCTCTGGAAACAAATCCAAGATGGAAATTACGAATTAAAAGAAGATATGAACCCCGCTATGGAATTAGCTGAAGGAGGTGAACATACTATTTACATATCTAATGATGGAAAATCTGTTACGAAAGTAAAACATGATTTCCATCCTGCTGAAATAGACATGTATCTAAAAGGATTAATTGTTCATAATTACTTTTTTCCAGAAACGGGATACGATCTTCTTGGTTTTAAAAGGACAGATTCTTCGATAACTCCAGTTTTAAAACAAGACTTTATAAAAACTGATTCTTTATTTAATCAGGAAAGTATAGATAATGTATTATCTGATTATGGTTTTGAAAGTAAAGAAGATGGAGAATATGAAAATAAAGAGTTAAGAATTACTATAGATGATCTTTACCCTCGCAATGTATTCTTTAAAGATAATGTTCCTTATTTTATTGATCCTATAATTAATATAAGTAATGCTTTTTATAAAGACTTAGAAAGAAATAATTATTTACAAATAGATAAAAATACACAAAATGAACTCAAAAACTCCATTTCAGGAACTAGCAGAAAAACAAAGGGAGATACTATCCAAACAGCAACCGACTACTTTAGAAGAAGCCCGATCACAAGTCAAACGACTGAAAGAAGAATCTCAGAAGAGAAAGAAATTACTAGAAAAATTACCGCCTTTATCAACTCTCTTGGGGGAAGAATAAGAAATGTCTCACAGATAATAGTAGATGGTAAAGTCGTAAATGCAGTTGCTGTTTCAGATGTTATTAACAGAACAGTAGATGTAGTTACAGGTAAGGCAGATGCTACTACTCTCCCGGAAGAAGCTGCTCATATCTATGTACAGTGGTTACCCGAGAACTCATTACTATTGCGGGATATGATGAAGAATATTGAGGATAAACCTATCTATGATAAAACTTTTGAAGAGTATAAAGATAACCCCTATTACCAGAATAGTGACGGCACACCAGATGAAGAGAAGATTAAGAAAGAAGCTATCGGTAAGTTAATTGGTGAAACTATTGTTGGACGTACTTCAAATGCTACTGGTAAAAAGTGGTGGGCAAGATTATGGGAATGGGTAAAGAACTTGTTTGCGGGTAAAGAGAGGTTAGATAGTTATTCCGAAGCAGCTAAAGATATTACAGAAGGTAACTTATCAAAACTTGACCTTGCTGCTATGAAAGAAGCTAACTCTCGTGGGGAGATATACTTTCAACTTTCCCCGGAAGATAAAGAGTTTGTAGAGAAGATGAAGGAACAGGCTAATGATATACAGAAGAAAGCTATTGATGATCTATATCTAAACCCTATTAACAGAGTTACGCTTAACCCCGAGAACCATGAGTACAAAGATACTAAAGGTAATACCTATCTATCTGTAACTACTGCTATTAAGGGAAGGTTTGAAGATGATGTATATCGTTTAAATAGGGATTGGGGTAATGATTTTGATGGTATTCTACAGGGCATTATCCTTGGTAAAAAAGCCCAGGACATACCTACTATTGCTATCCCCGAGAAGGTTAAAGCAGATGCCTACAACACCCTACAAAAGATATATAATGATATTAAGGAAGATGGTTCTGTAGTTCTTACCCAGGTTATTGTATCTGATCCTGTTTCTAAGGTAGCGGGGTCAATTGATCTGCTAAAAATTACCAAAGATGGTACACTTAAAGTTTATGACCTTAAGACATCTAAGAACAGTGTATATGATAGTAACTACACCACTGCAGGACATGAACCAAATGAAGGATCGCGGTTATCAGGAAAACTTACTACCCGTCAGCAACAAGGTATTCAGGTAGCTACATACAGTAGGTTACTGGAAAAGATGGGGCATATGAAACTGGAAGACCCCGAGACCTATCACTTACGAATGGATATTCATGAAGGTAACTTATCCGGTTTTACCCAGGAAGATTTTGTAAAGCACTCTCTTGATAGTAACCAGGTATTTGTAGATAAGATACTAGGACCACAAGATCCACTTGCTACTGGTAATATCTTACCCCCACCAGATAGTGAGGCTACAGGGGGATTTGACTATAAGGCAGAAGGAGAAGCTGCTGCAGATAGTACCATAATACTAGATAAAGCTCTTAAAAAGATGTGGGAAGTGCTTAGTACAAGAACTTCTACTTTACCATCTACTGCACAACCCACTACATACAAACAATTAGCTTTTGTAGCAAAGACTATTGAAAATCTTACAAGTATTGGTAAGAAAACAGAAGCATTAAATGCTGTACTTAATCATATCCGGGATACTGTAGATCAATATTCTAGGTTCATAAATAACAAAAACTGGTTTAGTAAGGATGAGTTTTACCCTTATTTAAAAGAGTGTATATTAATTGCTAATTCTGATCTTGTTATTTTACCTGAACATCTTAGAGATATACTAGACGATGCCCATAAGTTAAAATTTGATAATGTTCGCAGACAAATTAATAATCTTAACATCGATGCTAATATTAAAGCCAGTGAGTTTGTAAAAGAAAAAGGTGGGAACCTAAACCCATTTGTAAATAAGGAACAGCTACAAAAGATCATTTGGCAGGATATAACAGATACTTCATATGTCGCAAGAATGTTCAATGCTCCTACACAAATTAGTGATGAGCTAGTACAACATATAGGTATAGTGATTAAACATGCTGAAATGCTTGGTGATCTTGAAGCACACCAGGCAATTACTAATGAACTTGCTCCTTTAGGACATGACTTTGAGAAAGCACTTGGTAGGAAAGTTGACCCTAAGAAAGACTGGCAGTTTATGTATAGTGCAGATGGTAAAAGATTACTTAGACCTATAGGAGATCATTATCGTGCAGTTAGAGATAAGTTAGAAGATGCGGTTAAAGACCCCATTACAGGTAAACCGATTCAATACCGGGAAGTAATTACTAAAGACGGTGCTTCTCCGCAAGATCTTGAGTTTAATAACGAGCTTTATTATAAAAAAGAACCACTTAGAAAATTCAGACAGGCAGAAGATGAAGATGGTAAAGATGGTTTGTATCATCATTTATCGGATGAATACAAAGCTGCTGAAGATAAAGTAATGCACATGGTTCCCGTAGAAGGATATGACGGTAGTGTACTCTTTTATAGAAAAGAATTACGGGAAGGGTTAACTGAAGAAAGTCCTAGTGTGATTACTTTCAGGAACAGATACCAGACATGGACAGAATACTGGTCTATGGATAAAGACCCCAAGACTAAAGAACCTATTGGTACAATTACTAAGAAAAATGGTCACTTCCCTAACAAAGAACATATTAAGATCAATGACTTTGCTGGTGAAACTGATCTCAGAGATCCCCGACATGTAAAGTTACATAACCCCGTAACTGATCTGGAGAAAGCACAATTAGCTGTATATACAGGGTATGTAAAACATTTTGTAGCTGCTTCTCATGATATGGGGGAAAAAGGAGAAAGGGATATAGAAGAAGGTAACTTATTAGCATATTCTAATAAATTATTTAAAAGTGCTAGTGAAAGTGGTTTACTTCCTTTTCTCACACAGAATGTTATTGAACCGTTCACCAGAGTTCCGGGAAGTACAGAAAAGATTAATGAGAGTGGTCTTACCCGTATGGAGTTATCTAAACCTATCTTGAATAACTTTAGGAATGAACAGAAAGTTGCTGATATTAAGGCTAAGATTAACGAGCTGAACAGTAACTTTACGGCTAAACAACTTAAAGATACTGATGGTTCCCCTTTACCTAAGTTCAAGTACCTGGAACAAAAGAAAGCTCTTGTACAGCAACTTGCAGAAGAGAACAGGAAAACTTCTGTAGAGGATATGGAAAGAGATCCTATTAAGCAGTTAATTGCTTATGTAGGTATATCCAAGGTATATAAGAACAAGGCTGCTATAGAAGGACAAATACTTGCTCTTAAAGATGCTGCTGCAGGTAAGATACTTAGTGATCCTGATAATGACGATTCCGGGCGGCACTATCTTAAGACTAATATCGCAGGTAAAGTAATTACAGATACTTCCGGGACTCCTGTAAGATTAAACCCTAATGATACCAATACTGTTAAGCGACTGGAACATATGGTCAGAACGGCTCTCTATGGTCAATCGATAGACCAGGGTAAGTTAGGCGCATTGATAAAAAAGTTACAAGAAATTACATCTCTTGGCGTTATGGGAAATCCCTTTAACAACTTAAATAATATGGCATTGTATCAAACTCTTAATGCAAGAGTAACTATTGTTTCCCGTTATTACCCTGGTAAATATTATGCAATTGCAGGTAAAGAGTTTTTAACAGACTACCTGGCGGGGATTGGTAAGAAGTTTATATCCCAAAAAGATACTTATCTCGATAAAAGACCTGGTTCATTTATGGAAGCAGTAATGCATCACTATGGTATAGGTAATGAAGAAAGGATGCAGCTACAGGGGAAAAAGGGGCACTCCTGGTTAGATATTGCTTATTCAGGGGAAGGGTTAGCAATTACCTTTGCTCAATTCCCGTTACTCTCAGGGTTACTTAGATCAGAGCAAGTACATAACTCTATTACAGGGGAAGATGTAAATGCATGGGACGGTGCTCATGTATGGGACCCCACTACAGGAAAGGTGACTCTTAAAGAAGGTATTAACCAGGTAGATATTAACAAGATCATACTTAAAGGTAAAGGTATACAAACTATTACACAGGGTAACTTTGAAAAAGTTGATCAACCGGAAGTTGTAGAAAACTTATTTGGTCAGATGCTCATGCAATTTCATAGACACTTCCCTACTACAATGACAGACCGAATAGGCAGCAGGTATAATAACTTAATGCTTGGGGAGACTGAAGGTAGCTGGAGAACAGTTCTTAGTTATATCAATTTAGTTAGAGAGTTCGATGGTCATTGGACTGACTCTATGAAAGGTGGATGGAATAACCTGAAAGACTATCAGAAGAAAAACCTATATCTATGTGCTATGGACTTAATGATGGGTATGACATTACTTGCAGTTGCTGCAGTTATTAGAGAATGGGCTAAAGATTTAGGAGAAGAAAGTTCTACAGAAAAGAGATGGTTAAACTTTTTTGCATACACCACTTCCCGTATACGTTTTGAAAACCAGATGTATACCCCAGGATTAGGTTTTGTAACACTTGCTGAGTATATACAGAATCCGATAGCTATGTCTACAACACTTAAGAGTTTTGCACAAGCACTATATCTTACTGCAGAATGGCCATTCCAGGATGACGATGATCGTGATTACAAGAATGGACCATTTGCAGGAAGTTCTAAGGCGGGAAGAGCTACTGAAAACGCAGTACCTGGTTTAAAAGCATTTAAGAAGTGGCAGGACTTTGATAGAGAAAGTGATTATGGAGGTAGTATATTAGGGATTAATAAGTAACTCATCTTTATCTGCACCATTTTCAGAGTAGTAACTGGTACGGTAAATGGCTTCTCCTTTTTCTGTTCTGGCTACTACTCCATTTCTCCAAAGAAGACCATGTTCCGGGTCATCTGTAAAGATAGGTTCTGTACTATCTCTAACTACTATATGTCCACATAATCGTTCATTGGGTAAATAGCCTACATGCACCATATCCCGTAAATTCCCGGTAATTTTCGCATTTCGCAAGTATGTCTGCAACCTTTTCCCTTGCGGGGTTACTTCGGTAACCTGCTCCTGTTGCTGCACATCTACCACTCCATAAATCTCTTTATCATCATCTAATATCGTTAGTACAGCACCTTTTCCATTTTCTATTATCTTAACTTTATCTCTCATATTATCTGTATTTATTACCATAAATTTACGCTATTGTTCCGTAAATTTATAGTGCGTGTATGTATTTTTGATTGTTTTACTAAACTTTTTCTTATCTTTACGGCAGCTAAATTACTTTGTCATGCCAGAATCTTATGTAACTAACCCGTGTACTTATTATTTTTGCAATTTGAACCAAAATGGTGAACCTATTTTAGGGACAATGAAGTCAAAACATTCTAACCAATTAGAACCAGGACAAACTACTTGCACAGAAGGTAGATTACCTAATACACAGTTTGTTGTTCCTGCTGGTCATAAACAATGTTTCCCTAAGTCAGGACTTAGATATTTTTATCAGGTAAATGTTAATACCAAACAAATTATTCCTAATTCACTTATGTCTCGTATAGGTAAACCCGAGAGTATGTGTAAGGGTACTTCTTCTTATCTGGAATATATAATCTGGCAGTAATGGATAATACTATGACATTTTCACAAGGGTGTACTGACCTTATTACATCTGTAGAGGGGTTTTCTGCTTCTCCATATGTTGACCCCGGGACAGGTGCAGAACCTATAACACAAGGGTATGGTAGTACTTTTACCTGTGATGGTGCTAAGGTTACTATGAGTAATCCCCCCTGGACAAAAGACTATGCTGTACAACAATTACTTTGTTATTTAGATAAAGTTGCTCTTCCTTGTCTACAGGAAAGTATTACAAGTGATATTAACCAGAATCAACTAAACGCACTTGGGTCGTTCGTATATAACATAGGTACTGATAATTTCAAGAGTTCTACAGTACTTAGAGAAGTAAACATTAACCCTTCTGACCCTAATATCAGATCAGCTATTTACATGTGGAACAAAGGGGGGGGAAAGGTTTTAAATGGTTTAGTTGCCCGTAGAATCAAAGAAGCTGATTTATACTTTTCTAATCCCACTTAATCGGTTTCTTACCACTAGCTACTATTATTTCATTCATCCACTCTGCCCACTTTAGTTCTGTGTCTACTTCGGGCCATATCTTTAGTATTTTGACATTTGCTGACCTGATCATAGGTAAGTAGCTATAGGTCTTTTTCCCCACCAGAAGGATGGGTATTTCGGGGTACTCTTCAAAGAGTTTGTTGATCAGGTAACTGATTAACGGTTTCCAGATAGATATGTGGTTTTCTGCTCCTGTACCAACGTTTGCTGTAAGACTTAAAGGGATAAGAAGTACTCCCTGTTTTGCCCATTGTGGACTTCTTGCTTTAGGGGCTGCTGTATCTAGTATCTTTCTCATAAACTCCGATGGGTTATCCAGGGGAATACCTGTAGCATACTCTATGCTCCTACTACAAGAATCTATGAAGATCACTGCTTTAACTTTGTGTACCGGGGTAGCTTTTAACCAGTTAAAGGCATCTGCTACTTTTGGACAAAAGAACAGATGATCTTTCTTTAGATCAGCAAGTTGGTTAAGTATCTCTTCAAAGTCATAAGAGTTAAGAAAGTACTTGAGTACTTCATCCCACCCACTAGCCATTAATTTACTCTTTATTCTTGAAACTATTTCGGGAATATCTAGTTCTGTAGTGATCATTTATTACTTTTGTATCTTACAAAGATAAATTACATTATGGATAATTCAAAGATACCTCACATTAAAGCAAACGCGCAGATACCTATAGTTGTAGGTACTGCTATTATCAACAACCTACAGGTTATGTATGCCTGGTTATTAGAAGGTAAGACTAAAGAAGATGCAGAAAGGATTAAAGTTAAGATAGAGAATAAGGAACAACTTACAGGTCCGGAACAAGCTATTGTAACTATTTCCACATTGCTCTCTGCTATACATAAAGAAGCTATGGATAATGGTTATGTAGAGTTTAAGGACCTGGAAGAAACAGTTAAAGGAATAAGTGGTCTATAGTAGATGTTTTCTCTTTCTTGACAAGATTTCCTATAAGTTGTTCGAGGGCATTTTGTTTAGCAATTACCTTTTCTGTCTGCAGTTCTTTTTTGTAACAGGTACGTAACTCTTTGATAAGAACAGCACTTATCTCTTCTGGGTCTCCTTCCAGATCAAGCACTTGGTTATAGAAGCTAATGATATCAGTTATGATTTCTGTTACTTCTGGTAAACCAAGTGCTTGTATTCTTTTTTGTGTATCTGTCATGTAACTAAAGTACTAATTATTTCTTATTAAGTCTTCTTTCTATAATTTTTTGTCTTCTTTTTTCTATTTCGTCTTTAGTTATTTCTTTACTAAGATTTCCATTTTTCTTATTTTCCGATTTTATAATTCCTCTTACATAACTATCTCTCAAATTTTGCACCATATCTTTTTTAGATTTAGTTTGAATCTCCAACCATCTATTTGGATTTTTAGCCTTAAATCGATTAACTTGATCTATTGTACTTTGTTTACTTCTTTTATAATAGTATTCTTTTATTCTTTCTTTATTTTCCTTTCTCCAATTTTTATGATTTTTTCTGCATTTTTCTCTATTTTCTTTATTCCACAAATTAGCTCTTTTGGATAATTCTTTGCTGTGAATTTTTGAATATTCTTTTACTTTTTCAGGATTATCTTGTTGCCATTGTTTTAATCTTTTTATATCTGTATAAATTTTATCATAATGGATATCTTTTCTGTACTGAGTTTGGCCTTTTGATAAGGATTTATAAATTTCTGCCTTAAAAGAATCATGTGTCATTTCCTCACCTCTTTCAGAGAGGGTAATAAATATATCAGCTATAAGATCTTCTGCTGTTAAAGTAAGATCACATGTTGCCGATTTATTTAACTTATTTCTATAGTTATTCACTATACCATTTGCAGCTTTTAATAATTTATTATATAATACTTCATCCATTAAATATCTCTTTTAATATTTTGTTTATTTCCATTGTTTCTTAGCCTTTTGTGGGATCTAATGAATTTTTATTTATTTTCATAGTAGTAGTTCTTTGCGTGCTTTTTCTATAAGTTGCTGATGGATAGGATGAGGAAAACCGTTAGTCTTTCTCATATGTATATCGCCCGATACCAAAGCTATATTTCTTTTCTCATACCTGAACTGAGGAAACACACTTTTTTCCAAAAGATGTTCCACAAAAATACTCTTTAGTTCATTCCCTAACCATTCCCCAGTAACTTGACATTTGTGCTCACGTTCATTCCAAATTTCTCTGTAAAACTCCCAATCTTTTTCTCTCTGCTCTTGTTGTTCTTTCTTCTTCTCGGGGGGAGTAGGTTTAGTTCTTATTTTCCCTGATTTCTTTAGAGTTCCCCCAGAGCGTTTCATTGGTTTTCTATTCATTTTTGCTTGATATTTAACCAGGCCATTTCTCCTAGAAGTTCTTCTTTGTTATGTATTTTACAATCTAAAACAATTCCTTCTACTCCACTGTCAAATATTTTCTCTATCTGCATTTTTCCATTTTCAGAGTTATAATGCATTTCCCATTGTGTAAATCCTCTATTTATTTCATACAGAAAACCTATCTCAGGTAGATCGCAAATGTTTTGGTTATATTCCCATCCACATTCTATTATTTCTTCTTTAGTTATCATTTTTGATATTCTTTTACCTTTCTTTTCTTCGAGTGGTTTTAGTTTCTTTTCCATGTTATATCAGTTTAGTTATATCTTCTCCTGCGTCTATAGAGTTTTGTAACCCCTTGAGCAGATGATCAATTATTACTGCTTGTGTAGGGGCATCTTTGCTTATACTTTTACGTAACTTTATTAATTCCTGATGTAATCCATACAACGTAAACCTATGTGACCCTTCGACTGTTTGACAATACTTAGCCGATGCATCACACATAAAATCACTCCACTTGTTATAGCTATCAGTTATGCTTTCCTGTAACCTCATTGCCATTTCATTTTCAAATAGAATAGATTCATGTGGCTTAACAGGTTTTTGATCAGTTATGTTCTCTTCCATATTTTTTACGATTAACTTTCCTATGTTCTCTTAATTCTTCCCCCGAGAAAGGTTTAGTGATTGTGAGTAATTTATTATCTTCAAAAATTACTCTGTACTTGCCATCATCTATAGGGTATTCACCATTTCCCAGGGTACTCGTCATGTTAATAAACTGTTCTGTTAGTATATGCTGCCTCATATCATCTATAGTGCTCACGGGGTTTATACGTTCATGGTAGCGACTTATGAAGTGACTGGTAATTACGATCTCCCTACCTACAATTTTCTCTAACTTCTTTTCTACTGCAGATAGTTGTTCTAAATGCTTCCTAAGATTTTCATCCACATCTTTCTTCTGCTTCTTCCAGTAGGTTATCTTACTTTCATGATGCCTCTTTTGAGCGTAGAGAGAACTTACTATTGATTCTTTTTTCTCTTCACTCATTATATCTCTTTTAGCTTTTCTAACACTTTACATTCAACATCTGTTGCAAACTCGCTGTTGTCAATAAACAACTGTTTCAGTTTATCAAACCCATGACATAACTTCTCTTCATTGTAACTGTAATGCCCTGTGGCACTTTTTATTATCTTGTGCTCTATCGCCAGATCTATTATCTCATCTATTCTCTGTATACCTTTACCAAATTCTACATAGTAACTTGCAGTTCCATACGGTGCAGAAACTTTACTCTTTGTAATTTTTGCTTTTACCTGTATGCCATATACACCATCTCCATCTTTATCCAGTGACTTACTGATCTCAATTTTAAGTGCTGTATAGAACTTCAAGGCTTCACCTGTCGCCTCCACACGAGGGTCACCATACTTTCCAGGGGACATTCTATACTGATTCAATATTACCAGACCTGTATTCGTCGGTAACAGTTTTGCCGTAATTGTCCTTAATCCTTTACTCATCATTCTTGCCATTACCCCTATACCAGAATAACTCTGTCCTCCTTCTAACTCTGCTTTCGGACATAACTCTGCAGCACTATCCAACACTATAATACCAAACTGTTTTGTATCTAATAGATCACCTAATATCTCTAACCATTCTTCACCTGATATTGCTTTTGTCTCACTTTCCTTTTTCTTATCTAGGAAAGTCTCTACATTGACTATATAGAGCTTTGATTCATCCACACCGATTGAAGTTGCATACTCTGACGAGTATGTCCCTTCCACATCAAGAAAGGCACATAAATTTCCTTTTTTCTGCTCTTCCGCAATTATATGTAATGATAAAGTTGTTTTAGATGCACTCTCCCCTCCTATTATTTGAGTTATTTTACCCCCTTTAGGAACTCCCCCAATACCAGTTGCTATATCTAAAGTTAAACTGCCTGTAGAAGTAACTTCTTTTACCTTGTCAAACCCTTTTGAGTTTGCCAGTATCACAGAACCTTTTCCGTATTTTTCATTCATTGCAGCAAAGGGGTCCTTCTGTTTTACTTCTTCATCATCTTTCTTTTTACCTGCCATTGTGTATGATTTATTTAAACTCTGTTAATGGTGTTCTTTCTATTACTTTCTTCTCAAACTGATCCCATCCTTGTACTATTACTCTTTCCTGGATATCTAAGATATGATACCCGGTATCTCTACCTCTCTCTACTTGTTTGAACATCTCCTGATAATTAGGTCTTATCTTTTTAAGTTCTTCTAGCGGGGTTGTTTTTTGTAATGTTTTCCATAGTTCTACTACATCATTAAGACTAAGATTTGGATCAAAGTTTGCTGTTCTTGCCCCCTCACACTCTGAAACACTATCGTAGTCCCCTATAAAGTCGCTCATTCCCCCATTAGGATAGTATTGATCTGCTTGAAATAACCAATATCTTTTCATGTGTGTGATTTTATAGTTTTTGTTTCCAATCTTTATATTCTTCTGTATAATCCCACCCCCCTGGGCAGTCTCTTGGATCGACAAACTCCCACATTCTTTCTTCCATATCTTCTACTACTTCTTTTGCATATAATCGCATAGCCCATTCTACTAATGGGTTTTCTATAAGTTTTTCAATATCTCGGTGATCACAATCCATCATTTCTATTTCGATTATTTCCTGCCAAGTTCTCATATCGAACTATTTTTGATTAACTCTTGTGCAGTTTCTTCATTTATCTCCTCAAACTCTACTATCTGTGCTCCATCAAATTCACTTGTGTTACCAAATTGAGCATAGTATCTATATACTGCAGTTTGTTTATCTCTTCCTATATACAGAGGAATTACTCTATTCAAATACTCTACTAAGTAGGTTTCTTGTACTATCATAATGTTAGTAATTGATTTGCGAATTGTATAATTTCCATAACATTATTACTTGGAATTAAATGCATTTTATCTACTGACTTAATATAATTAAATGCACTGGTTAACGTTATTATCATTTTTCTATAATCTTTATTATCGGTCAAAAGTTCTTTCTTTTTGCATTCTAGCCAAAGTATCTATAGGTTGTTCCCCCAGTAGCATTTCGTAACCACATCCTGTACATCCGCCTTTCCAACTACCTCTCTCGCTACCGACTTCTTTACTAAACTCTACATCAATGCTCTTTCTTATTTTAGCAAATAATTTTGTCCATCTAAACCATCTGGGTCGCCATTCCATTTCACTAACTCTTATAGTAGCATCTATATCATCCTGCTCTTCTTTATACTTGGTTTTGTAATAGTAATGATGCGTTTCTTTCCAAAGTTCTCCTTCTAGTAACTTTTCTGCTTCCCATCTTTCACCTACCGACTTCCCTGGATTATTCTTCTTCCACTTTTTTACATCGCCTTTTCTTTCTGTATACCAAGTACCATCACTACGTAACTTGCTTGTTCTAACCCAATCCATATCCCAAGGCATGTGAATGAACTTATTTTTCATGTTCCAGCATAACACTAATGAATTACTATGATAGTAGAACCCAAATGTAGGTGTCTCGCACTCATCTGTTATTTTACTATAAATAGGAAGATGTAAAAAGATACTTATCCAGAGCAAGGTTATGTGAATACTTAACCTATTATCAAAATAGGATGCTGGTCCCATCTTAATAGCAATAGTGGGATTTTTAAACTTTCTAAAGTAAACACTTCCCCAGTCATTATCATAATCCCTTTGTTTCTTACCAGGATACCACCATTTAATTTCTTTCTTCTTTTTCTGTTGTGTTGTTGCGACTTGTGATGTTTCCATATTTATTTGTTTTTGTTATTTAATTACCTGCTACCATACTGCAAGTTTAGTGATATTACTGATTTGTTTTTATACTCTTCGTACGAACTTGTCCAGTTTCCTGTAGATAGGTGATGTTGTAACTCCTCTAACAATCTCTCAACACCTTTATATCTATATCCACGTATTTTAAAGCCTCTCATGCTTCTTTCTAAATCATCTTGAGAGAGTTTTAATATAAAGGGGTCCGAGAAACCACCTGTATCACAAAATACAAACTTAATTGGTTCTAAGGTGTAGTTCCCTAGATTATTTTGTTTCATCCATTCCTTAATTCCCAGGTTGTAAAACGCTGCCTGTAGGTAATATCCGTACTTTGTATAAACCCCTTCTATACTCTCTGATGCTACCCAAGTCGTTTTCCAGTCAAGTGGTTCTACAACACTTTCCCCGTGATTTATGATTAACTTATCCGGTAGGCATTTACATTTTAGTTCCCCTATATCGAAAAGGATCGGTAATTCATTGTGTACCTCAATTAACCCGTCATCCTGTCCGTTGTAGCAGTTAGCATACATGCCTGTTACGGGGTGATCTTTCACCTTCTGTACTAGTCTCTCTGCCTTTTCTATCATAGGTATAGTAACAGTAGTCTTGTCGCAATTCTCAATAAGTTCTTTAAAGTATAGTTCATTATTGGTTCCTTCAAACATTGCCAGTATTGCGGCATCATCTTTTGCTTTTTTAAAGGTTACCTGTTGGCCACTAGCGTCATACTTAACTTTTTGTAGAGCATCATTGAAGATTACCTTAAAACTATCTTGCTGTTCATGGAACTCGTTTACACTTTGCATGTATCGTGAATAGAGTGCGTCTATTAACATACCCATATGTGTTGTTTCACTCGGGGGGATGATTTGTGATACATGAAACTTAGTATCAAAATCCTCTTTTATGCCGGACAAAAGAGAATGCATCATCGATCCCATAGTTATAGAAACACTTTGTTTTTCTTTTCCTACTTCCCCTAGGACCAGTTGACGAAAAAACTTTTCTCTATCATCATTTAGTAATTTCAAGGCACTGTAGTTTACCCTATCTTTAATGGATCGGTAATCGCGCTCTGTCATTTTTTCTTGACTTTGTTTTGGTGCCAGGTTCATATCTTTTCAATTTTATCATATCCATAAATACCAGCACTTTGGGCACTTATAGTACCGTCTTTCTTTATCTTGTTAAACTGATACTTTAGTGTCTTACCCCATGTGTAGTCTACTCCTGTTATAAAACATTCTATTTCTTTATCCTTATCTTCTTTATAGAATTTGTTTCTAAGTTGTATGACTTTAACTTTTTCCCCTTTAGTAAATGGGGTTATGTTTATTAAATTCTTTCTAAGATCAGAGATTTCTTCTTTTAGTTTATCTATCTGATCTTCTTTTTCATCAATACTCTTAAGTGCTTCTTCTAGTATCATTTCTTTGTTTTTTGGCAAATTCTGTTAATTGTTGATTGATCCACATTATATATCTCAGCTAGTTCCTTAGATGATATTCCTCCTCCCCGATAGCTATCAACTATTGCTTTTTTTTGATGAGTGTCCAGGAGTGTTCTTCTATTACCATCGAGTTTTTCCAGGCAGTACTCTTTGAACTCTCTATACTCCGCCTTAAACTCCTTATCTACACTCATTCTCCCCGTGAGCAGGTCAATAGTACTCATTACTGTTGTGTGGTCACTGTTTACTATCCTACCTATCTCTGTCAGGGTTATTCGCATTTCGCGTAATAAGAAACTGATCAACTGCCTGATAGCAACTATTTCTCTCCTTCTGCTCTTACCTATTATGTCATCGAGGGGTATTCCGGAATACTCTGCAGCTACTAACAGGATATGTTTTCTTGCTACTCCCTGGTACTTTGTTATCCTTCTCTTCCTTTTTTGTTCTACACATAATAACTTATGTCCTGTAAGCCTTTTGTACTCTTCTATATACCCATCCCTGAGTAACTTCTTTTCGTTGTCATTTGTTATCATTCATTATAGTTTTTGTTAGCAAGATTTAGGATATGTAACGCGTCTGCTATATTATCATCATTTCCTGTATACCCATACTTATCCTTAGCTGCTTGTATCATCATTTCTTTATTAGCATTTCCTTTACCTGTAGCAAAAGATTTTATCTCTAATGGAGAAAACGCCTTATATTCTATACCGTTTTCTATACAGACTGTTTCTATAATAGCTACAAACTTTGCATGACTCATTATATCGTTCTTGAATCTTCCCCCAGGACGTTCATACGCCACACAACTAATTTGTTCTGTATCTATTATCTTCTGTAGAAATGACTTAAACTTTATAAGCTTGAACCCACTACTCTCACCACTTTGTGTTTTCAGGTTTTCCATACCATATAAACTATTACTTACGGCCCACCCTAATTTTGTCGCAGGATCTATACTTAGTATCTTGTTCATTTCTTTGGTTTTAATTTGGGTAATCTTCACTTATTCTTTCTGTAGATTCTGTATTATCTGTCCAAGAGGCATCATTTTCTGTATATAACTCACTCTTGTTTTCTAATTTGAGCATCCCCATGATAGTGAGCAAATCAGTTACAGTATGACATGGACCTTGATAACACCTTTCCCATTCAAATGCATTTCTTTCATAACAGTCTATATGCAATGCTCTATTGGGGTTTACGAAGTTTAATCTCCAGGATAGTCCTCTATTGGATATTTCATCACAATCTGTGTTCCAGGTAAGTTCCCAGTAGAAACCTCCGTGAAACTTCCATCCTAATTCTACTAGTACTTCTTTAGTCAGTTCCATTATTTCAGTTTTAGTTTATCAACTTCTCTTTGTACTGCTTCTAGGTAAACTTTTACAACTCCTATTGGTAAATCACTATACATACCAGCTATTTTAACTTTTGCCATTAATGATCTTGGTAGATCATTTCCCCATTTAGCTAATTCATCCTCTATATCCTTCAGCGTTATTTGTTCTATAGGGGTATACTCCTTATCCATTCTTTTCCTTCGCTCTTCATCTTGTTTTCGTAACAACTCAAAGGTTTCTATTAGTTCTTCTTCTGATATTGGTTTAGACAGATCAAAACTTACCCTATTACCTTGTTCTCTCATTTTCCCCCATAAACCCTTTTCTTCATTCATTGTTTTCTGTATTTTTTATCCATTTTATCCCAAGAAGGTTTATCCTTACGTATTTCTTCAATTGCTTTTTCCAGGTCAAGTTGTTCAACATTCTGTGTTGGGGGAAGGTTATTTAGGTACTGTACTTTCAATCTTGTTGCTATTTCTGCTACTTGATTGGGTATATAACTATCATCACTTAGATAATTTACTATATCTCCTTCTGTTTCTCTAAGAAAGTCAACTAACATCAGTAGTGC